TCCCGAGGATCCAGATTACTTTTGCATAAAGGAGCTGATGTATGCTGTTGACTCCTACATCCCCAACCCGGATCGTGAGGAGGACAAGCCCTTCCTGATGCCCATCGAGGACGTCATGACCATTTCTGGTCGTGGTACCGTTGCTACCGGTCGTGTTGAGCGTGGTATGGCCAAGGTTGGCGACGCTATGGAGATCGTCGGCATCAAGCCCGATCGTCTGAACACCACCATCACCGGTCTGGAGATGTTCCGTAAGTCTCTGGACTTCGCTGAGGCTGGCGATAACATCGGCGCTCTGCTGCGTGGTGTTGATCGTACCCAGATCGAGCGTGGCCAGGTTCTGGCTAAGCCCGGCACTGTGCACCCCCACAACGTCTTTGAGGCTCAGGTCTACGTCCTGACCAAGGACGAAGGCGGCCGTCACACTCCCTTCTTCTCCAACTATCGTCCTCAGTTCTACTTCCGTACCACTGACGTGACCGGCATCATCACCCTGCCCGAAGGCACCGAGATGTGCATGCCCGGCGATAACGTCATGATGCACGTTGAGCTGCTGACCCCCGTTGCTATGGAAGAGGGCCTGCGTTTCGCTATCCGTGAGGGTGGCCGTACCGTTGGTTCCGGCGTTGTCGGCAAGATCATTGAGTGATTTTGACCCTTCGCGCCTGTTCTAAGGCATAAGGTTAAACTTACAAAGAGCGTTCCCATTCCGGAGAGTGGGAACGCTCTTTTTGCTTATACCAGCCCTTCTGCGCCTGTCGCAGAAGGGCTTTTTCGTTTTGATAAAAAGCGGCTTTACAAATTTTGGTTGTTGTGATACACTTGAAACAGAATAAATCTCCGGAGGGTGTAAACGATGGCCTTTGATTATAAGAAAGAATACAAGGAATTTTACCTGCCGCTGAAGCAACCAACGCTTGTGACCATCCCGCCCATGAATTTTGTGGCGGTGCAGGGGAAAGGGGACCCCAATGAGCCGGATGGCGAATACCAGGCAGCGATGGAGCTGCTGTACGGCATTGCATTTACCATCAAGATGAGCTATAAGGGGAGTCACAAGATCGACGGTTACTTCGAATATGTCGTTCCGCCGCTGGAGGGCCTGTGGCATCAGGCGGGCGTTGATGGGGTGGACTACGCCCACAAGGAGACATTCGAGTGGACGTCGATGATCCGCCTGCCGGAGTTCGTGACGAAAGCTGAGTTTGACTGGGCTGTGCAGGAAGCGACCGCCAAAAAACGGAAGGATTTCTCGAAGGCGGAATTCTTCCATTATGACGAGGGGCTTTGTGTTCAGTGTCTGCACCTTGGTCCATACGACAGTGAGCCGGAAACACTGCGCCAGATGGACGCCTTTGCGGAGGTGCAGGGATATGAGGTTGACTTTGCAGCCCGACGCCACCATGAGATCTATCTCTCCGACCCTCGCCGCACGGTTCCGGAAAAGTGCAAGACAGTCCTGCGGCACCCAATTCGAAAAAAATAAATCCGGTCAAATCCACAAAAGATGTCGATTTTGGTTGTGAAATGTGCTATACTGTTCTTATCTATAAAAGCACACCTGCAACAGGGAGGAGAATATCATGCAGCACGAAACCGTGATCGTTCTGGATTTCGGCGGCCAGTACAACCAGCTGATCGCCCGCCGCGTCCGCGAGAACAATGTCTACTGTGAAATCTATTCCTACAAGACGGATCTGGCACTGATCAAGGCCAAGAACCCGAAGGGCATCATCTTCACCGGCGGCCCCAACAGCGTCTATCTGGAGGATTCCCCGACGATCGACCCGGAGATCTTCAACTGGGGTGTGCCCATCCTGGGCATCTGCTACGGCAGCCAGCTGATGATGCACCTGCTGGGCGGTCATGTCTGCCGTGCACCGGAGCGCGAATACGGCAAAACGGAGGTCTTCGTGGACAATTCCAGCAAGATGTTTGCGGATGTTCAGCCCTCCACCATCTGCTGGATGAGTCACAACGACTACATTGAGCAGGCAGCACCCGATTTCCGGATCACGGCGCACACGGTGAACTGCCCGGTGGCCGCTGCGGAAAATGCAGAGAAGGGCCTGTATGCCGTCCAGTTCCATCCGGAAGTCCTGCACACCGCCGAGGGCAAGAAGATGCTGCACAACTTCGTGTACAACGTCTGCGGCTGCACGGGCGACTGGAAGATGGACTCCTTCGTGGAGAACAACGTCAAGGCCCTGCGGGAAGAGATCGGTGACGGCAAGGTGCTGTGCGCTCTGTCCGGCGGCGTGGATTCCTCGGTCCTGGCAGCTATGCTGGCCAAGGCGGTCGGCAAGCAGCTGACCTGCGTTTTCGTGGATCACGGCCTGCTCCGCAAGAACGAAAAGGAAGAGGTATGCGCCGTCTTCGGCCCCGGCAATCCCAACTTTGACATCAACTTTGTCTGCGTGGATGCCCGTGAGCGTTACTTTGGCAAGCTGGCAGGCGTTACCGAGCCGGAACGCAAGCGCAAGATCATCGGTGAGGAGTTCATCCGCGTCTTCGAGGAAGAGGCCAAGAAGATCGGCAAGGTGGATTTCCTGGCACAGGGCACCATCTATCCCGATGTTGTCGAGAGCGGTCTGGGCGGCGAGTCCACTGTCATCAAGAGCCACCACAATGTCGGCGGTCTGCCCGACACGGTGGATTTCAAGGAACTGGTCGAGCCTCTGCGCAACCTGTTCAAGGATGAGGTCCGTCAGGTCGGCCGTGAGCTGGGCCTGCCGGAGTATCTGGTCAGCCGTCAGCCGTTCCCCGGCCCCGGTCTGGGCATCCGCATCATCGGCGAAGTGACCCCCGAAAAGGTCGCCATCGTGCAGGACGCAGACGCCATCTGGCGTGAGGAGATCGCGAAGGCTGGTCTGGACAAGGAAATCAACCAGTATTACGCAGCTCTGACCAACATGCGCAGCGTCGGTGTTATGGGTGACGAGCGCACGTATGACTACGCTGTGGCTCTGCGTGCTGTCACCACCACGGATTTCATGACCGCCGAAAGCTATAACATGCCTTGGGATGTTCTGGGCACTGTCACCAGCCGCATCGTGAATGAGGTCAAGCATGTCAATCGTGTGTTCTACGATTGCACCGGTAAGCCGCCCGCCACGATCGAGCTTGAATAATTGACAAAAAGCCGAAAACCCTAGGAATCATCCGGGTTTTCGGCTTTTCTTTTTGCCCCGTGGCATTATTTTGGCATTACCGCATCAAATCATTCAGTTTTTTCACTGCATCCGACGTCGCCGACGGGTACAAATGCCCGTATGTTCGCAGCGTCGTTTCGACGTCCTCATGGCCCAGCCTCTCGCTCACCATCAAGATCGGAGTCCCCAGGTGGATAAGCAGGGCAGCGTGGGAGTGTCGGAGATCGTGCAGGCGGATGGGCTCGATGCCGGCCGCTTTGCATCCCTTCTGCATCTGCTGGCGGAAGTAGTGCTTGGTGAAGGGGAACAGCCGATCGGCAGGGTCAGGCTTGTACAGGGCGTTCAGATACACCCTGAGCATATCGGCCAGCTTCGGCGGGATGGGCAGCACACGGCGGCTCTTCGGCGTCTTCGGCTCTGTCACGACCTCTTCGCCGTCGATCGTCTGGAAGCTCTTGTTGACCGAGAGCGTGCAGTCCTCCAGGTTGATGTCTGCCGGAGTCAAGGCCAGCAGCTCACCGATGCGCAGGCCTGTCCAGAACAGAACGGACAGGCCGGTTCTGCCTGGGAGCTTCGGCACGTTCTCGACAACCTTCGTGAACTCGTCCACCGTCCAGAACTTCATTTCATCCGCGTTCTCTTTGCCGATGCTGCCCGCCACCTTCGCGGGGTTCCGGGCGAGGCCGTAATACTGGCAGGCGTAGTTGAACACGGCAGATAGCTGGTTGTTGATCGTCTTCGCATAGGTGGGAGCGACGCCCTCGGCGAGCAGATTGCTCTGCCACTTGCGGACGTGGGCCGGTGTGATGTCATTGATCTTCAAGTCCTGGAAGAAGGGTAAGATGCGGGCCTGGTACAGATACCGCTTGTTGCGCATCGTGTTCGCCTTCAACCTGTGCTCCATGTCGTCCAGGTACAGCTCCACCATCGAGCCGAACGTCATGTCGCAGCTCTGGGCCCTGGTCTTCAAAAACTCGTCCTCGAACGCCTTCGCGTCCTTCTGCCGAGCAAAGCCCCGTTTCTTTTTCAGCTTCCGGTGGCCCTGCCAATCGGTGTAGTAAAACGAGGCGTACCATGTGCCCCGTTCCTTGTCTTTGTACGCAGGAATAACGCTCACCTCCCTGTATTCTGCCAGAATCATGCCACAAGGCCGCAGAGCGGGCCCTGAGCGGCGTTTTGTAGCTTCGGAATCTCTCTTTACCTCCAGAACCGAAAACGCGCTGTAAGCCCTCCCAGGCCGGTTTTATCGGATTTGGGTTTTCGGCCCGCTTCACTTCACCCGGTACGCAGGCGGGACGGCTTGCAGCCGGACGCCCTCTGATCTCTGGTATGCCCGTATCAGATCGGCGATCTGCTCCGAGGCTCTAGGCTCTCCAGCGTCAACGGCGGCCTGGTATGCACGCTGGAGATCAGACAGCCGATCGGCTCTGATCTTCGCACAGGCGGGGCAAAGGCCCGACACCAGGTCGGCACAGTTGAACAGCTCGAAGCACGAGCGACAGCGAATATAACCCGTCATGTTGAAAACTTCACCCCGTCCGCAAAAATAAAAAATAATTGTGTGTGAAAGTAAGTAAATAACTATAACAACATAGTCTTACTAAACGTCTTATATAATATAACGTCTATTTATGAGTGCAGATTTTGCACCCTATTTTTGAAAATACAGTGCATTTTTTGCACCCTATTTGCCATTATTCAGTGCAGATTTTGCACCCTATTTCAAAAATACAGTGCATTTTTTGCACCCTATTTTTATTTTGAGGTTCTGACCGCTGGCAAATAAAACAGGTTTTCCACAGAGTTTTCAACATTCCGGCTCCAGGATTTTCCCGGTCTGGAAGTCAAAATAGATCAGCCTGCCACGCTGCGTGCGTCGTCCTTCTGGTTCTTTTCCCTGGAGTCGCCCAGCATGGGGGAGGCCATTTCTTGCAGACGGCCCAGCAAGAGCAGCTGATCGCGTTCTGACAGCTTTTCATACAAGGCCAACATTTCACGCCCGTTCTCGGATATTCCGGGGACGGGCTCTTTTTTTATGACCACAGGGGCCCCGGCATCCTCGCCGGTCAAAAGATACTCTATTGAACATCCGACGAATCCACAGATGGCTATTATGTATTTTGATGGAGGGTCGGTGTTCCGCTGTTTCCAGTTCGAGATCGTAGTCGGATGGACGCCCAATACCTTTGCCAGTCCATACGCAGTGAGCCCGCGGAGCTCCAATTCATCGAAAAGACGTTCACAAATAGTCATAGTTCACCTCAACTGGTATACAGTTTGTCTAAAAAATAAGGAATATGTTCTACATTTATCTACGTTTGTTCATCATTCGTTTGTTGACTTAATAGCCAAATGTGGTATAATACTTATAGAAGATAAGCCAAAGAATTAAGGAACAAGAGAAAGGATAACTAACCATGAAAAACCTGAATGAGATGAGCAAGGCCGAGATGGAGCAGGAGATCAGCTTCGCTAAGGAGTTCGTGAACAACGGGGGTTGCATGAACAAAGAGCAGTGGGCTCGCATCTTCAAGATGGTGCAGCTTGTCAAGGAGGGCTGAGCTATGTTTGATCTGCGCGAACACAAGGGCCTCATTCGCAGGCTGGTGGCCGAGGCCAACCAGAATGACCCCAACTGGAAGTGGTCGATCAAGGCCATCAACAAGACTGAGGCCCACATCTTCTGGAGCTATCTGGAGTGCGGAGATCAAAAGCCGTGCTTCACGATCGAGCTCGTAGAAGACGAGGACGGCTGCCTGATCTACGCGAAGGACGAGCACGGCGACAACCTCAATGTCGAGATGGTCGAGTGCGTGGGCCTTCCGAGCCTGAACACGCCAATCGAAGAGGCAATCAAGATGATGGCCTACACGATCATCAACACCGCACATGCTTGCTACTGAGGAGGAAAAGCCATGAAGACCTACATCGCCACCTACTACCGCCACAACCCCCAGCTGAGCAGCGGCGGCTACCAGACCACCCGCAAGATCGAGGCCGTGTCCATCACGTCCGCTCGCAAGAAGGCCCGTGAGATCACCGAGGGCTGCGTATATGGCAGCCTGGAGCTGCTGGGCGTCGAGAAGGAGGGTTAAGCCATGATGATGAATATGACGGAGGCTGATTACGAGAGCTGGCGCGATGATCTCCGCTGCGGCGGCCAGGAGGAGTACGACACCCAGTATTCCGCGGCCTCCCTGTACGAGGGCGGCTGGCGGGCCCGCGATCTTCCCGACCTGATCGAGCAGTACAACCTGACCAGCGAGGAAGCCAACCGGATTTACGATGAACTGCTCCAGATCGAGCAGAACGCACAGAACAAGGAGGACTGAACATGGCAACGAAGCAGCAGGAGCGCGAAGCACTCGACAAGATCGCCGAGATCATCAAGGGACTGGGCCAGGACAGCTACATTGCAGCTGCCTTCGACGGGTGCCTTGATATGGCAGAGGACAACATCGGCAACGACTTCATGTGCAGCATGAAGGCGAGGGCCGAGGAAGCGCAGAAGGAGGTCGCCAGCCTCCTGGTCGAGAACCGCAAGCAGGCGGACAGCTTGCAAGCACTGTCCGAGGCCGTTGCCCAGAAGCAGAAAAACATCGACGGCAGGGACGAGCAGATCGCCAACCTGAACAGCATCATCAAGATGCAGGCCGACAGGATCAAGGAACTGGAGGAGGGCGTCGAGAGCTCCGCGAGCCGTGTCATGGCCCTGGAGAACGAAAACGTCCACCTGAAAGCCCGCCTGTACGACATCCTGATGAAGTGAGGAGGCGTAAACGATGCGTTACCAGATTGTTTACTGCAAGCGGGGCTGGCCGCTCACCGCCTGGGCCGACAACGTGGACGGGGCACGGAAACTGGCCGAACAGCTCCGCAGCACTGGTTATTCCGTCGATGTGTGGCAACACACCAAAGACGGAGCACAAAAAACCGACATCTAACCCCGCCTGACGATGGCCTCTGGCGAAGGCCGAAACCACCTGGCAGCCAGCCAGGGTAGGTCGTGGGAGCCAACAAGAGCAGCCAATCGGCTGCAAACCCACAAGCACCTGAGAGGAGATAACTAACCATGACCGATAAGAACAACGTGGAGATCAAGGCAGGGGACATCGTGGAGATCACCGGTGCCTACTTCAAGCACGACAACGCCCTTTACTTCGTCGAGCACATCCCCGGCGACCCCGGCTGGATTGGCGGCGACATCTGCTTGCACATGATCGGCAAGTCCGGCAAACTCTCCAGCGCAAAGTATGCGACCGCCTTCTGGCCGCTCAAAGCCTACGTCAGCAACCGCGTCAAGGCTGCCCAGGCCCGCATCTGGAGCAAGGAGCACGCCCAGATCGAGGTTCGCACCGACATCGACCAGAGCTTCGTTGCTGAGTGGTTCCGCAAGGCGGCTGACGACCTGTCCGTGACGATCGAGTGGAACAAGCTGCATTTCGGTGAGGACTGCCAGGACGTAAAGCGCGAGCTGAAAACCGAGGCTCACCTCCGAGCCGTGGCCGCTCGACTCTCCGGCAACGTGAGGAGCCTGCACTTCATCGGTACGGACGACCTCAGCCGTGAGGTGTTCATTGATGAACTGGGAACGGTCTGGAAGTACACGGAACCCGGCTCGATGCCGCGGGAACGGCACGACAAGCTCTATGCTGCATCCAGCAACGACCGGGACGGTGAGCCCGGTCTGCCGATGTCGGATGCTTTCGACTACCAGATCATCTACGAAGGACAGGAGGTCTAAACCATGAAGGTGCTTTCCGACAGAACCAAGATCGCCGCGGCGATCAACTTCAACCAGTACCCCGTTATCCGCATCGACCTGAGCAAGACCGATCTCTACGGCGTCGTGGGTGCGCCGGTCAGAATCGACAACGGCACGTTTACGACCGGCGAGCCGTATTTCGTCCGCGGCTATCTCCGTACATTCAAGGACGAGAACGTCCTGACGTTCGACGCTGGAGGCGTCGCTCTGAAAGCGAACCTCAGTTACAGCGATTACGAGCGGATGCTGGAGTACACCAACGCTCCGATCGTGAAGCCCGATCAAGACATCCTGGTTTGCATGGTGGACAGCGAACGCCGCCTGGTCTACGACCCGGTCGTCCTGCGGACAGGAAAGCGCGTTGACCCGTACTGCATGACCCCGCTCGATCTGGAGCGGTGCAAGATTCCGGCTGCGGAGGAGGTGGAGCACAATGCCTAAGTACCCGAAGGGCCACAAGGATGTCGTGTTCTTCGCGCCAAAGTCAAAGTGCGGGAGCCGCCCGATCGCCGGTTCCACGACTGCGACCAACGATTTTCTGGTGCTGGTACACGAAACCTACCCGGAGGCCACGATCTCCCAGTTGAAGGAGCTCTTGACCGATCGTTCCAAGTTCATCCTCAACCCGGAGGCCGTCGCGGTTCTGGATGCTTACATCACCCGCGGCTACGGCGACTATGTTCCCGAATGGAGGTAAAGATCATGGCAGACATCAAAGACAAGATTGCAAAGCTGCTGGCCCTGGCAGAGAGCCCCAACGAGGCGGAGGCCAAGGCCGCGCTCCTGAAGGCCCGCGAGCTGATGGCAAAGAACAAGCTCACCCCGGAGGAGTGCAAGGAACAGAAGAGCCAGAAGCTCGTCAAGGACTTCACCGACATCCAGTGTACAGCCATGACGAACCCCTGGGCGGCCTCCCTCTCGGCGGTGATCGCCGATAACTATTGCTGCCGCGCAATCAGCCGGAAGCGCAAGGGCTATAAGACGGCAACCGTCGGCTTCATCGGTCTGGAGGACGACTTCGAGATCTGCAAGAAGATTTTCCTCTATGCCTACAACTGCATCGTTTCAACCTGTAAGCGCGAGATCGAGAGGAACCCCTGGGACGATCGCGGAACCTACCGCAAGGCGGTGAATGCCTACGGCTGGGGCTTTTGCGAGGGCCTGCGGGATGCGTTTGAGGCTCAGAAGGAGGAGCACCAAGAATGGGGCCTCGTCATGGTGACACCACAGGCCGTCGTCGAGGAGGCGGACGGCCTGGGCAAGCCAAGGGCGATCGGCAGGAACGAGGTTGACATGGACACCCTGGGAGCTAGACAGAAGGGCTACCGGGACGGCCTCAAGTTTGACCCGAACTCCAGGCTGGAGGGCAGGCCGGAACGCGCTCAGCTGGCGTCGTGCCGGTAAACGCCCGGTATCAGTATAGCGCACCGGGAAGCAAAACACAAGAAATAAGCCTTATTTTTAAGGTACGAAGGAGGCAGAAAAACAATGAAAACTGCGAATCGCACAAAACCGAAGACCGACTTCGGCATCGAGGTGCGCGTCTTTACCGCGCAGACCGGCATGACCGTGAAGGAGCTGGCCGAGCGCGCAGGCGTCAAGTATACCACGCTGGTGGAAACCACCACGGGCCGCTGTGCTGGGCACCAGCTCATTCCCGTGGTTCGGGAGTTCATGCAGAACTACCGGAAGGAGGAGTAACTGTGGCAGCGAAGGCGAAGATCAACACCGCCCGCGACCTGTTCTATTTCTCGGACGACATCATGAGGATCACGGGCTTTTCCCAGAGCAAGAGCTACAAGATCATCAAGCAGATGAACAAGGAGCTGGAGGCGCAAGGCAAGCTGACGTTTGAAGGCCGCGTCAGCAAGCGGTACTTCAACGAGCGGCTGGGTCTGGATGTGGACACCCGGCAGAAGAGCCGGGCATGAGGAGGTAACACGATGGAGAGCACAAGTTTCACCCTGAGCGTCAAGCAGGAAGCGGCACCCCGCCCGAAGCGGAAGGCCAAGAAGCGGGCTGTATGGCCCCATCTGCTGATGCAGGCATTTCTCGCGGCGGTGCTGCTGTACCTGGGTATTATGATTGCCCAGAGTGCGAGCATCCATACAACCGGCGCAGGCAACGTCATTCTGGCGGCTGCCGCCCTGGTGTTCACAGGCTGGAAGCTCCACGATCTCGGAGCTGATGAATGAGAGGAGGACTCAACATGGCAAAGATGTTTGATGGCAAGAAGGTTTACGACCGGGAGTCGTTCAGCTATGAACTGGCGAAGATCGGCGACTATGTGACGGAGGAGGTCGTGGACGACGCGATCAACTGCCTGCCGCCCGCATCCATGACCGCCCACTGCTCCCAGATGGGCGAGCCGATCAGCGACCGCTTCGACCCGGACAACCACCGCTGGCGGGCAACCTACGAAACCTTCACGAAGGTGGCTGAGAACGTCTGGAGGTACTGCGGCGACTGCTTCCGCGGCGAGATCGCCCAGCGTGGCAAGCCGCTCGTCTACGTCGGCAAGGGCCAGAGCTGAGGAGGTGGAGATCATGACGTACTATCCCATCAATGAGGACACCGCAAAGCGTGCGAACGACGCCAACTCGTTCCGCGACTACAAACCCGGCAGCGCGACGGCTGCCTACCGTGCCGAGGTGGACAAGGCCGCTGCCCTGGCTGAGAAGCAGAAGGCCAAGGTTGACCCCATGCACCATGACAAGCTGGATGGCCTGCTCGATCGGTACGCACACCGGCTCGCGGACTACTACAACGACTACTACCGCAACGAGGCGGCGTGCCCGTCCATCCTCATTACCGGCGGCGCAAATTTCCCGGTTGCGAAGAAGGAAAAGCAGAACGCCCGCCGCGACACCCTGGCGCATGAGTATGCGGACATCCAGGGCTTGCTGCGGAAGATCGAGAGCGTGGGCATGGGCGGTATCAGCGCGGACGACCCGAACGCCATTGAGAAGCTGGAGGAGAAGCTGGCAAGGCTGGAGCGGACGCAGCAGACGATGAAAGACATTAACGCCTACTACCGCAAGCACGGCACCCTGGACGGCTGCACGCTGGCCTCTGAGGAGGTAATCAGGAAGATCAAGGCCGACATGAAGTCGTCCTGGCGGTTCTCGGACAAGCCCTTCGAGTCGTACACCCTGAGCAACCAGAATGCGGAGATCAGGCGGCTGCGCGGCCGTATCGAGGAGCTGCGCAAGCAGAAGACCGAACCGCCTCCGGCAGGCTGGGATTTTGACGGCGGCGAGGTGGTTGTGAACACATCCGCAAACCGGCTCCAGATCATCTTCGACGACAAGCCGGACGACGATCTGCGGCAGGAGCTCAAACAGTACGGCTTCCGCTGGGCCCCGTCCGTCGGCGCATGGCAGCGGCAGCTCACGAAGAACGCCCTGTATGCAGCTAAGCGAATCAAGGCTCTGGCACCGGTGGAGAAGTGATTCCCTCTGCCAAAATAATACCAGAAAGAGAGGGACAGCAGCATGGCGATCATGGTAACAAAAAAGCCTCCCGCGTATCTGCGGGAGGCAAGAGTAAAGGCTGGATATGTCAGCCGTGGCACGGCGTCTATCGCGGTTCCGTACTCGCCGGAAACCATCGGGCGGCATGAGCGCGGGGAAGTTGATCTGACCCCGGCAGACGCGGTGGTCTACGCCGAGAGCTACAAGAGCCCGGACATCATGCTTCGCTACTGTGCGACGTGTCCTGTTGGCTGCAAGATGGGCTGGACGGCGGCGGACATTCCGCTTCCCCACGCAACGCTGCGCATCCGGCGTCTGATTGTGGATGCGCAGGCCGTGGCCGACCGGCTGGAAGAGATCGCCTTCGACGGCGTGATCGACGAGTCGGAGCGCAGGGACTTCGAGGAGGCATTGCGGTTCCTGCGGCAGCTTGAAGCGAGCATCAACGACATCATCCTCATAGGCCTGGGAAAAAGAGAAGGCACCTCTCGCCAAATGCCTGAACGAGAAGTGCCCGATAACTAACCGGTGTCATATTATCACACCCAGGCTCTTTTGTCAAGAGAAAGGAGCAAATATGAACTACGAGAGCGTACTCCAACTCAACAAGTACCCGACAGATCGGTATAACGTCCTGGTGCCGGTCACTACGATGCAGGCGGCGTCCAACCTCCAGCGCATCGTCGTTTCCGAGGTGCAGCTGGACACCAGGCAGGACAACACGAACCGCGGGCCCAGCAAGGACATCTATTTTGAAAAGTCCAGCGGCGCGTTTGCGATCACGAAGGTGGGCGGCATGAAGCTGGCCGCTGCCGCGAATATCAGCATCGTGGACACGACCCCTGGCAGAACGGAAGGCTGCCAGCGGTGCATCGAAATGGCCCGCGCCTCTGGCAAGCCCAGAGTATGCGGCAACTGCGAGCACGTCCACGACGTCGCCGTTACCGTCACCATCCGCGTGCCTGAGCCGTCCGGTGGCTTCCGGCTGATGAAGGCCACGAAAGAGATCGACTGCACTCTGGAGGCCGCCTCCATGAAGGACGGCGCAACCGGGCAGCAGTACAGGAGGTTCCTGCCGCACCGCACCGCGATGGCGGAGAGCAAAGCCTTCATGCGTGCTATCCGCGCCGCCCTGGGGCTGGCCGGTACATACAAGCTCCCCGATCTGAAAAAGCCGTTCATCGTGGCCCGCGTCGTTCCAAACCTGGACGCGCCGGAGATCAAGCAGGCCGTGGCCGGGAGCTATTTGCAGAGTATGGGCCTCTTGTTCGAGGCTCCGGCAGCACCGGCTCCGGCAGCACTTCCTCCAGCTCAGCAGGCCGAAGAGGTTCCGCCTTACGAGGACGAGGGCTGCGAGGCCCCGCCTCCGCCGGAGGACTACGAGGAGCCGGACACCGGCTGGCAGGAGCCCTACTACGAGGAGCCTCCCGCACCGCATCAGCAGCCGCAGCCTGGTATCTACTGTGCAGACTGCCGCAAAGAGATCACGGCGGTAAACACCCGGAACGGCGCGGTTTGGACGCCGGACGACATTGCAGGGTACAGTCAGAGGGTTTTCGGACGCATCCTGTGTAACGAGTGCCAGCGCAAGGCAAGAGGAGGCAGAAAATGAGGATACTGCATACCGGTGACATCCACCTGGGCGACCTGGCAGGCCCCACAAAAGACGGCGAAAACCTCCGCCGCCTGGACACGATCGGCTGCATGAAAGCGATCGTGGAGGATGCGCAGAGCATCAAGCCGGAGGTTTCGATCATCGCTGGTGATCTGTTCAACCGCTCCCGCGTCTGGGCTGACACCGCACTGGACGACGTAAACGACGCCCTGGAGAAGTTCGTCATTCCGCTGTGCGGGTGCAGCGACGAGGTGGTGCTGCTGTTCGGCACCATGAACCACGACAACCCCCGTGCCTTCGAGCTCATTAAGAAGGCGACCGAGAACCTGAGCAATCTGCACATCTACACCACGCCCGCGGTCGAGAAGCTGGACACCAAGGAAGGCCCGGTGCAGATCATGGCTGTTCCTGGCTTCGATAAAGCCCGACTGCGCCTGTTCTACCCTGGCATGGACAAGGAGCAGGAGAACCGCAACGCGACAGCCCTCATAAACGACACGATTCTGGGCCTTGCAACGCAGCTCGATCACAGCATCCCGGCTGTCATGACCGCCCACTACACCGTGAGCGGCAGCGAGGCGGACAACGGCAGCACCTTCCTGGCGGGACAGGACGTGGTGATTCTGCCCTCCACGATCGACGCAGCAGGCGTTGACCTTGCCTGTTTCGGACACATCCACAAGCCCCAGCGTCTTGCCAGCGAAACTCCGGCCTATTACTGCGGCAGCGTGAACCAGTTGAATTTCAACGACGAGGGCACGGAGCATGGTTTTTGGCTCCACACCTTGCAGCCGATGATGGGCGGCAACGCCGTCGCGTCCGGCTTCATCGGCCTGCCGGAGCGCGAACACCTGACGTTGCGACTCTCGCCGGACACCGTGGCCCAGTTCATTGCAGACCCTCAGAGCGTCAGCTTTGGGGAGCTCGTAAGGGATAAGATCATCCGGGTGCGCTATTCCTGCACGGCAGAGCAGGAAAAGGCTCTGAACCGGGCAGACATCCAGAAGGCGTTGACTGCCGACGGTGCGTTCTACGTCGCCGAGATCGTCCCGGAGGACGTGGAGGAGCTGGACTCGAAAGACCAGCTCACTGAACACGACGGCCCGTTTGAGGCCCTGGGCCGCTGGCTGGAGCACAACGACATCACCGGCGACAAGGCTGACCGGCTCAAAGTCCTGGCGGAACCGATCATCAAGAAAGCGGACGATGGCCGAGACGACGGGAAGCACACGGGAGCCTTCATCCCGCACAAGATCGAGGTCAAGAACTACCGCAGCTACACCGAGGCGGAATTTGATTTTTCACCGGTGCGCATGACTATGGTAAACGGTCAGAACGGCGTCGGCAAGTCATCCCTGTTCATGGACGCGATCGCCGACTGCCTCTATGAGCACACCCGCAAAGAGGACATCGGCGGCTGGGTGCGCGACGGTACGAAGAGCGGCGCGATCACATTCACCTTCGGCATGGGCGGCCAGGAGTACCGCGTTATCCGCACCCGCACGAAGAGCGGGCGCGGCACGCTGGCTCTCCAGCGGCTCGACCCGGAAGCTGGTTCCTGGGCGGACGAGAGCGACACCACCATGAAGCTGACTCAGGCGAAGATCGAGCGGCTGCTGGGTATGGACTGCGATACATTCTGTTCGATCGCCCTCATTCGGCAGGATGCCTACGGCCTGTTCCTGGACGCGGATAGCGACCGGCGCATGGAGGTTCTGAGCTCGCTGCTGGGCCTGGGAGTCTACTCCCGCATGGAGGAAATCGCCAAGGACGCAGCCAAAGAGCAGCGCAGAAAGATCGCGGCGACCAAAGACCGCATCGACGTCCTGACTGAACAGGTCGAGAAGCGCGAAGACCTCATGATCGAGGACGCGGCCAAGGTGGAGAAGATCGAAGAGGCCAAGCGGACGATCGCGGAGGCGGAGCAGGAGCAGAAGGCTCTCGAACAGGCCGAGGCTCTGGCCGCCGAGATCAAGAAGCAGGCCGATGAAAAGGACTCCCAGGCCGCGGAGTGTACCCGGAAGCGCAACCAGAAGGCCGACGAGGGAGTGAGGCTCCAGAGCGAGTACGACGCGGCAGCCGCCGACGGTGCCCGCCTGGACATGGCTCGCACCGCCGCCCAGCTCGTCAAGGCCGCCCGTTCTGAGCTCCAGGAGCTCACCCCGAAGATGAATGAGCTGACGGCTATCCTCCACGACATGAAGACTGCGCAGAGCGACGCGCAGGCTGCCCACGACACCATCGGTGAGCTCGCGGCCTACCGGTGCGAGTACGAGGGAACGGTCAAGAGAAAGGCTGAGATCGAGGCGGCGCAAGCCAGCCTTGAATCCCTGGCATCCCGGAAGAAGGAAGTCCAGGCCCGCGTGCTGGAGCAGAAAAAGACCGCGCAGGCCGCCCACGACGCGAAGGCTGCGGTTGACGCGCACCTGGCAGAAAGCCGGGTGGCTATCCGCGGCATGGAAAGCAACCTGGAAGCCCTGCGCAAAGAGGCTGCCCGCCTGGAGGGGAGCGGCTGCCCGAACCCGGACACCGCAACGTGTAAGTTCTTGATCTCCGCCACCAACGCGAAGCGGTCTATTCCCGCTCTGGAGCAGGAGTTGGCGCAGACCAAGGCAGACCGCAAGGCCCAGTATGAGAAGCTACTGAAAGCGTACAACGACGCCAAGACAGCGGACGAGGCCCTGGGCGACCCGGCAACCGAGCTGCTGCACCTGGCAGCCGAAGAGGAAACGCTTCGGCTCCTCGCCGACCTTGCCCCGCGGCTTGCGGCTGCTGAGGCATCGCTCCAGAAGGTCGAGGAGGACATCAAGGCAGCGACCGAGCGGGAAGCTGCTGCACTCCAGAAGGTCGCCGAGCTGAACGGCCAGATTCGTTCTATGCAGGTTGTGGTCGAGCGGTACAACGCGGTGCAGAAGCAGATCGAGGACAACGAGCGAATGGCCGACCGGCTGGCAGCTTGCGAAGCAGCAGCGGCCAAAATGGAGGCCCTGAAACCTCAGATCGACCGGCTCGACCGTGAGATCGAGGAACTGAACAGCCAGGGCGCAGCGGCCCGCCTGGAGGCGCATTCCATCCGGGAGCGCATCAAGCCAGTGCCCTACGGCGCATGGCAGAGCATCCAGAGGAGGCTTGCACCCGCAAACGACATTGTGTCGTGCTGCATCCTCCGCCGCGGCGAGATCAAGGCAAAGCTCCAGATGATCGACGAGGCGACCGAGCAGATCGCCCAGCTTCGCTCTGAGCTGACCGAGATCGCGGAGAAGCTAAACGACTACACCACGCTGGTTCAGGCGTTCGGCATCGACGGCATCCAGTACATGATTATTCGAGGCGTCGTGCCGGAGATCATGCGGCAGAGCAACGACATTCTGGCATCCATGACCGGCGGCAGGATGGCGGTGGACTTCCGTACCGAGCGCGAGCAGAAGTCCACAAAGCAGATCGTGAACAGCCTGGAGGTCTGGATAAACACGATCAGCGGCGGCACCCGCCCGTACCAGAGCCACAGCGGAGGCGAGAAGGTCAAGATCGCCCTGGCCGTCACACTGGGCCTTGCGGACGTGAAGGCCCGCCGCGCCGGTGTTCAGCTGGGTATGTTGTTCATCGACGAGCCGCCGTTCCTGGATGCAGACGGCACGGACGCCTACGCGGACGCTCTGTCCAACATGGCGACCCGAAACCCCGGTATGCGCATTTTGGCGATCTCGCACGACCCGACCATGAAGGCACGGTTCTCGCAGAACATCATCGTCACTGGCGGAGAAAACGGAAGTACGGTTACGATGGAATGAACGGCAGAAACGCGCTTGACGAAAGGAGGGCGGGCTCGCCGTGAATTATATGCCGGAATTGAACGCGTTCGCAGAACGAATGCGCCGGAACCCGCTCTCCAACAATGCGCAGCTCCTATGGTACAAGCTCATGGACACGGCGAACCGCCTGCACTGGCCCGAAACCTTCCAACTGGACAACGGCAGATTGAAAAGTTTGCTGAACGTCGGTTCAACTCATACGGTGCTGTCTGCCCGTCAAGAGCTGGTGGACGACGGACTGCTGGAGTTCATCGCGGGAGCCAAAGGAAAGCCAAGCGTCTACAAAATGTTGTCGGTCGCGGCCCTGGAGGGGCCCGCCGAGCAGCCGGAGGAAGAGAGCCAGGAGCCCCCCGACTCGTTCCTCTGGGATGTCAAGGACGACATCACGACCTACTTCGGCTATACCGAGGCCCTGGGACAAGAGCTCCAGCAGATCACGCTCACGCTCTGGGAAGAGTTCTTTCCGCGGCAGCAGCCGAACCAGAACGACGAACGCCAAGTGTTCCACCGTATACGAGAGCAGGAAAGGAACGAGGATGGCGGCTGGACTATGAGCTTCCCACAGGAGAAAAAGCAGATTTTGGCTCATGCCTTCGACATAGCCCGCGAGCAAGGCAAGCTCAACTGGGGCTATGTCAACGGTATTTACCAGGTCTGGAGCCGCAACGGGTACAAGACCCTGAACGAGATCGAAGAGAGCGAATACCGGCGGGAAGATCGCAAGAATGGACATTGGGGTGGAGATCATGAAAAAGCGTAACAAGAAGCTCACTGAGCTGCTGGAGCAGCGGCGGGCACTCTGCGACAAAATGACGCACGGTGTACCCGGATGCTCCACCGACTGCAAGCTCTTCGCATTGCGGGCGACCGCGAGGGCCTGCCGAGACAGCGTGTTGGAAGACCCGGCGCGAGCCTCTGAGCTGATGCAGACACACTTCGAGGAAAGGAGGCGAGGCCATGCCTAAGTACAGAGTGATCGTCGAGTGCCGGAATGAAGGTGGCACCGACATCCATTGCTGGAGCGGCATCGAGGCTCCGAATGGAGCTGAGGCAGAACATTTGGCCGTCCAACGGGCGGCCCGGTATTACCCGGAGTTCGACGAGTTCGAGCCCGTGAGAACGGAGGTGCAGAGATGATCGAAGGCGTGGTTTCGGTTTCCGAGCTCGTGGCCGAGCCGATGAAGAGTGAGCTCGACAAATGGTTCAGGGTGCGTGAGCTGACTCTGGCAATGTGCAGCGCACTTCCTGGCTACGGCACCCTGGGCCGCAAGGGAGCAAACAAAATCTACGATCACGTTAAGGCGAAGATCGCAGAACAGATGGAGGCTGCAAGCAATGAGCAAACCTGAATTTTACCGCACAGAGACCGGTGTTGGCTACATCAAGCTGACGTGGCTTGATCTCGTCCGCTATTCCGGCATGATGGCTCCGATCTGTGACTTCTGTGCATCCGCGCTGACCGGAGAGCAGGACGTCACTCTGGTTCCTGCGATCAATCAGGCACTTTGCCCGAAATGCGCGGAGAAGTATCTCAAGACGGCAAGACCGTACCCGGAGGATGCGCCCATCGTCCGGCGGCGTGAGGCGTTCTACATGAACTTCTATGATCTGCACCATGTTCGGGAGGCTCCGAAAATGGGCAAGAACGGAGGCGAAAAGGATGGCTAAATCCTACCAGATGCTTTACAAGTGCCGTCTGTGCGGGCAGGTCTTTGTCAACTGCGGCACGGTCAGTGAAAAGGTCGCGGAGCGATCCACGCTGAATGAGGTTTTGCGAGCAAGCGGGATGTCTCCGATGTGGAAAGAGAACGACGCGCTCGCCATGTATGAAATGCACCGCTGCGCAGATGGTAGCTATGGCGTTTCGGACTTTATTGGGAGCAGAAAGGTGGATGAAGATGGCTGAGGAAAATAAAATAATCCGGTTGGCTGATGTCGGCGAGCTGGAGGCTGATCTGAAAAAAGACCTGGCCGAAGAAGAGGCCAAGGGGAAGACTGCGGACATCCTGTATTGCGAGAGCATCAGCGACGAGCTGTCCGATCTGGGCAATCTGCCCACCATTGACCCGAAGACGCTGCGGCCTGTGGCGCACTGGGAAGAAATTCCCGGCTCCTATGAGGTCTGTGCCGGGGAAAGCGGCTCGTGGTCTGTGCCTGCAACGCGCTGTGCGAACCCGGAATGTGGCGAGGCGAACCCGTGCGGCCTCAAAACGCCGTTTTGCCCGATGTGTGGATTCAGGATGGAGGATGTGCCCTATGACGGATAAGCGACTGATCGCCGCCATGGAAGTTGAGCGTGTGTTCAACCAGTGGCTCGGCGAGGCGGACAGCCTTGCAGAACGGGAGGCGATCGAGTGCTGCATTGCACACATCCACGATACGCCTGCCGTTGACCCCGAAAGCCTGCGTGGGCACACAAGGTGGGTGAAGGACGAAAACGTGAAGATCATCACCGTGGACGCCTACGGCAACACGTTCGAGTCCCCGGCGGTTTATTGCGAGAATTGCAATACTGCGCTTTCCGAAGCAGACTTCAAGGGCCGCGTTTGGAACTACTGCCCCGTATGCGGGTTCATCATGGAGGACGCGACGAATGAGTAAAGAACTTGTGCTGATCTGCAATGAGGACGGCAAGTGGCAGGCATACGAGAGCGACCACAGCGTTGTGATCGTCTGTGCAAACCAGGAGGAGCAGGACAGGGCGTGCGAGATTCTGAGCAAGATCGGAACAGACGACGATCTCCGGGACGCGATCTTTACAAGCCCTGTTGCTATTGCGGCCAAGCTGAAAGCCTACTGCGGGTCCAAAGACCAAAATTGCGGTGGATGTGCATTTGATAAATCCGGGGGTTGCGCCTTGCGCAATCCGCCGCCCGAATGGGAGATCGAGGAGGTGCAGCCGAATGGATGAAGAAATGACCGGCCTTTTTAGGTGCCGCAGCTGCGGAGCCGTCTTAGAGGAAAAGGTGGATGTGGCGCGGTCTGTGAGCTGGGCCATCAAAGACATAACGGAGAATCTTGGAGGGGACGGCATTACAAGCGTGTTTCACAGGACATCTCTTCCTGAGAGGTTTGTTCTCCACTGGTGCAAAAGGGACAAGGTCTGCATCTGCGACCTTATCGGATGGAAGGTTGGAGAGGAGGCGCAGGACGATGGCTAAGGCAAGAGCGATCGACGCTGTGGCCCTCTACGAGCAAATTGCGGCCGAGGTGAGCTCGATGCTCAAACAGCCGCCCGGTATCATCGTTTCCAAGATCATGGCAATGGTCTTGCAGGCACCGACCGTGAAGCCGGAGGCGTGCCAGTGGACGAACATCGAGGACGGCCTGCCGGTCGTTCCTGGCAAGGAAGAAGAGTTCGGCAGGGTTTATGTCGCTGTAGCGGTCAAGGGCTGGAACAAATCGTACCCGATGTTCTACGAGCGGGAAACAGTTCGCGGAAAGGTTGTGCGCCGATGGAAATGGCCGTGGGGTTCGATCTACAACGATGGAAAGATCGTCGCCTGGTCGTATCTGCCGGAGCTTCCCTGGAAGGAGAAAGAAAATGACTGAGATCAGACCTATTGATGCAAATCTCCTGCGGGAGAAGATCGTCGAGCTGTGGAAGAGCGGCGATGGCGTGCTGGGTTCGCAGTTTGGGTGGCTCCGCGAGATCAACAATCTGCTGGACCAAACCCCGACGATCGACAGAACGGAGATTATGAAGTATGCGCTGTATGACGAGCGTATGCCGGACGACAGGTTCGACGCACTCGCCGCTCCATGGGCCCGGAAAATCCGGGCAGCTTTCCCGGCAGCATTCGTCAATATGTACAACGAGCTGATTCTGATCCCGAAGGCCAACACGTACATTATGCTGAATCAGGTACGCGACGAGCAGGACTTCAAGGCGGCTGTCCTGGAGGACTGTTCCCGTAACGCGTTCAAGGGATGCTCCGGCAAGCTCCAGGGCGAACACCTGGACGGCATCAACAAGTTGCTGGACACGAAGTTCACGCGGGACGACATGGAGCTGATCTACACCTACCTGGGTAACGGCATCCAGCACGATCTCTGCCTGCGGTTCGTGGCGAGTGGTTACGATCTCGACGTCCTCCGGGAGCACGAGAAGAAGCAGGAGGCAAGCTCATGAAAAAGAAAAAAAGCATCCCGCGTCCCTGTCCGAAGTGCGGCTGCCCGCTCATTGCTGAAACGAACATCGACGATGGAGGCCCGAAAGGAATCTGCTGTGTCCTGTGCGGGTTTCATGCGCGGGGAGTAGAAGCGTGGAACAAGGGGGAACAGGACGATGGTAAAGCCTAACCCCTGGGAAAACGATATGATGGACACCATGTGGGCCTTCATGCAGATGGGCGGGCTCAAAGCCAACTACCCGGCGTTGAAGGAAGCCTGCATGGAGCTTCGTCAGATGTTGATTCAGAAGACCGCTGGCCAGCGGAAGGACAAGCCGAAAGACCTGTCCTGGGACAATCTGGAGCGTGTCAAGGTGACGATCATCTGTGAGGCTATGGCCCTGGTTCTCTCCGGCGAGTACGAGGAGGCAGGAGCATGATCGAGTTCGTCTTTTTCAAAATCGTTGTGCCGGTGGCCGCTGCTGTGATCTGCGGTTTGCTGGTCTGGTTTGTGATCGACTGCCTGGAGGCGTCGAGCTGGGCGGAGGAGGACGTCAAAATGCCTGGGTTTCATGTGAGTGCTGGGATTGGCGGCATTTATGCCGGCATCACCAACAGCAAGGGCGAATGGAAAGACAGAGATTGCGTTACAACTGAGGCGGTCGAGGCTGTCCGCGACTATTTCCTGGCAATCCGGGAAACCGACGGCGTGGACAGCATGGAGTACAAGTGGGTGACCGGCGACGGCAGCGAGGTCACACTCACGCTGAGGAAGACCGTGCCGGAGAACGGAGGCCCAAATGCCGAGTGAGAATAAGCCACGCGTCTGCACGATCTTTTACTGCGATCGGCGTCGGAAGAGCGTCTGCTGTTCCGACTGCGGGTTTCGTCGGCGGGGCTGCTACAACAGTTGCAAGAACGACCCTGCCAAATGCGGGTTATGTAAGGCCCCTGATCTGGAGGGCGCGGAGGAAAAGGAATGAGCAATGGCGTCATTTTCAATGTACCGGCCCGCCGCTGCAAGAGGTGCGGCGGCATCCTGACAAGCGAACAGGGCTTGCGGGATGGGTATGGGCCCTGCTGCTTGAAGAAGATGCGGGAGGAAGAGGAATACCGGCAGTTCATGGAGAAGCAGTACAGCCTCTTCGACATGGCAGCCGAGGCGGAAGCCGCCAAGACCCCCGCAAAAGAGAAGTTTGCCGTTCAGCCCGCGGCTGACATCTTCCGGGACTCGGAAGACAGCGCGGAAGCGGCAGGAAAGGAAACTAACCATGAATCTGCACAAGAGTAAGATCGAGTGGTGTACTCACACCTGGAACCCGGTGACGGGCTGCCGGAACGGATGCAGCTATTGTTATGCTCGCCGGTTCATCGACCGCTTTGCACCGCACCCGTGCGAGTGGCCCGACGAGCAGTTGAGCGAGGCGGAGGGCGCGGCAGGCTGCTTTGTGTCCGAGAAACCGGTGAAGCTGCTGGACGAGTCCGGCAAGTACATTCGGAGCACGCCCTACCCGATGGGCTTCCTGCCTACGTTCCACCGCTACATGATGGACTACCCGCGGAAGCGGTTGATTCCGTCCGTGGTGTTCGTGTGCAGCATGGCCGATCTGTTCGGCGACTGGGTGCCGGACGAGTGGATCTCCGAAGTGCTGGAGGCTTGCAAAGAGGCCCCGCAGCACGCCTACCTGTTCTTGACAAAGAATCCGAGCCGGTATATGGAACTGGCCCGGAATGGCATTTTGCCGGAGGAGCCGAACTTCTGGTACGGCTCGACGATCACCGGCCCGGAGGATTCCTTCTGGTGGAGCGACTACCACAACACCTTCGTCAGCATGGAGCCGCTGCTCCAGCCCTTCGAGGGAGTCGGTGCTCAGGCCGTCAAGAAGGTGGGCTGGTGCATCATCGGTGCTATGACGGGCCCCGGCAGCAAGGCTCACCAGCCGAAGCGGGAGTGGGTAGAGTCGATCGTGGCCGATGCAAAGACCGCGGGCGTGCCGGTGTTCATGAAGGACAACCTCAAAGGCGTTTGGGGAGATCAGTTGCTCAGGGAGTGCCCGGAGGGTATCGACCTGGCAGACAAAAAGGCGGTGGCTGAATGGGATGGAGAATGAAGGCTATCCTGGGTCTGCTGATCGTCCTGGAGGCTGTCAACTGCGCACAGCTCAGCTTGAAGGATGCCCGCATTGACGACCTGGAGGGCCAGCAGATCATCAACAGGTGCCGCCTGGAGAACTGGCAGACGCGGGCCATGCAGGACGAACAGACGATCGAGGACTTGCAGAAAGCCGCCGATGAAGCAGAGATCGCGCTGCCGGATGGCCTGGAGCTCGTAGACGCTGGAGAGTTCGAGTGTACCGCGTATTGCGGCGAGAAGTACCCGCACATCTGCGGGGAGGGGAAAGGCATCACGGCGAGTGGTGCTCCCTTTACTCCAGATCAGACCGTCGCCGCCGATCAGTCGATCTTCCCGTTCGGGACGGTGCTCTACATCGAGGGCGTCGGAGTCCGCGTGGTGCAGGACAAGGGCTCTGGCATCCAGGGCAAGCACCTGGACGTGGCCGTGTCCGGCACGCACGAGGACGCGCTGGCCTGGTCTGGCTACGGAAAACACAAGGTATGGGTGATAAAGGAGGTGAACGAGAATGACGGCGAATGAGGCTGTGAACGAGCTCAGGAGGCGGGCCTGCTCCAACGGCGTTGCTGGCTGGACGTGGAATTACGACGTCGAGCACGGGACTATAACCCTGAGCTTGACGGCGGGCAAGAAGCACGCGAGCCGTTCTGTTCCATCGGACAAAATCTTCCTAGACGAACACGGCAGGGCTATCCCCGGCGGCGATGGCTCGCATCTGGTGAAGCTCTACGAGGAGCTGGAAGCCGAGCTCGGCGTCACGGTGAAGATCGCGGGCTCGGACAGGGCGCGGGCCACTATGACCGGCGACGGGCGCGTGCTGTGCAGCTGCGGCGCGGAGCTGGAGTGCGATCACGAAACCGGCGATATGCCGGAGGTCTGCCCGATCTGTGGGAAGATCATCGACTGGAGCTGGTTCACGTTCAAGGAGGCGGACGAATGAGCATCAAAGAAGCCGTAGCGAAGCTGGCTGCCAGGGCAAATGCAGATGGGTACGGGCTGACCTACACCGTCAGCAGCGGCAAAAAAATCTGTACCCTGGAGCTGTCGCGCAATCCGTTCCGTGTGCAGACGAAGTTTTCGGACACGTTCATCGTCGCCTGCTGCGATTCTGGCCTGATCGAGAAGGTGCTCAGTGACAACTACGAAAACTTGAAATTTTTCCTGGAGGCCATGCTGAACAATGACTAACCCGTGCAAAGACTGTGCCGACCGGCACCCGATCTGTCACGATTCTTGCGAGAAGTATGCAGCGTGGAGAAAATTCTACCTCGCTGAGAAGGCCCGCGAGAAAGAACAAAATGCCTCTTGCTATGTTGGCAAGAACGCTTTTGAACAAGAAAGATGGATGGGGAGAGGCCATAGGCCATGATCGAGCCCTGGAAGCTCCCCACCAAATAGGAGGGACAACCAGAATGAAAAAGAAAAACTGCCGAATGACCGACCTGGAGCGTGCCCAGCACGCCCGCGCCGTCCAGTTCCGCAAAATGACCGACGCCCAGATCTGTGAGTATCTGGACGGCCTGCTCGAAAGGGAGCGGGAGGCCCGCAGCGCGGCCCCTGCGCCGTCCAAAGAGGAGATCGTGAACGAGTTCCTGGACACCCTGAGCATCCGCACCACGAGCGGCCTGCGCGTCAGCGACGCCACCATCCGCAAGATTCGCAGCATCGCGGTCGATCGTGGGTTCATCAAGAGCGCGGAGGTGTCGGATGGCTGATGCAGATCGGGAAGAGCTGAGGCGGTACAGGGAAGAGGAGGAGCGCGGACTGCTGCTCCACCTTCCTGTGCCGCTGGGAGCCGCGGTCTGGAGAGTCCGCGAGAACCCCGCGTGCCATTACGGAGTCCGGCAGGCAGAGATTTTTCTGTTCGGAGAGGTCGTCACGCCGCGCCGCATCGTTGAGGAAACGCCGTTCACCCTGCGTCTGCTGGATGAATGGGGCAAGAGCGTGTTTGCCACCGAAGAGGAAGGGAGATCACACCTGAATGACGAATCGTGAACAAGAAGCCCTGCGCCGGAGCTACCGCGGCAAGGTGAGCCGGTGCCAGGGGGCCTTTTTTGAACAGATGATAAGCGCGGCCTGCAATCTCTACCGCGAGCGGCAGATTGCAGACATCGAGAAGACGCCTGAGCCGATGCAGCCCACCAAAGACCTGGGCGGCGGGAAGTTCATTGCCCACTATACCGGCAAGGGACAGGCCGACTACAAGGGCTTCCTGTGGGGCGGCAGGGCCGTGAACTTCGAGGCAAAGTACACGGACTCCGGGAAGATGATGCAGGATCGCGTGACGAAAGATCAGGCCGAACGCCTGGAGCGTGCGCAGCAGTATGGAGGCGTAGCCTTCGTTCTGTGCTCGTTCGGAAGCGTGGCCTTCTACCGCATCCCCTGGGTGGTATGGCGGGATATGAAGGGCAATTTCGGCAGGAAGTACATTATGCCGGCCGATGTGGAGCAATACCGGGTGAAGATCGGTGCTCCAGGCGTGCCGTTGTTTTTGGAGGGCCTGGAGGCCCAGAGCGCAGAAAGAGAGGAATACTCATGAGCAAAGAAACAAGATTTTGCCCGTTCCGGCGGGTTCTGACAAGGCAGCGTACCCGCATCGCGGAAAACCGCGCAGAGGAAAACTTCAAAGATCGGTTTGGCGGCTGCTGCGGTGAGCGGTGCATGGCGTATCGTGATGGCCGCTGCCTGCGGCTTGAAAAGAAGGAGGAGCAGGATGGATAAACAGAAGATCAAGAGCGTTCCGAGGCTGACGACCGACAACCCGGTGGACAATTTTCAGACGGCCCTCAACTTCACCGACGTCAGCGAGGACGGCTGGGTGTGGCTGCGGCAGCCTGAAATGGCACTGACCGAGTATATGCGGAAGCTCGTCAAGGGCCACGGCAGCAGCATCGACCTGGACTGCAACGATATTGAGCTCTCCGAAGCCCTGACCGAGTACCTCTTCGACGACCCGAAGCAGAGCATTGATGGCCTGATCGCGGAGCACTACACGATCTTGTGGGCCTACGCGACCCTGCGGGAAAAGCTCAAATGGTACGAGGATGCAGGCATCCCGGCCATTCCTGATTATGGCCTGAATACCATCCGGCGGGCGATCAATCGGTACGGCACCGCCCCTCAGCTCCAGATGGCGATCAAGGAAATGTCGGAGCTCACGAAGGCAATCTGCAATCTCCAGCGGGCCATAACCTTCAACTACCGCAACGGTGCGAAGATCAAGGTCGCCCACGAGAGCGTCAGGGAAGAAATCGCGGACGTTTACATCATGCTGGCGCAGCTCGTTGAGATCGTCGGCAAGCCGGAAGAGGTACAGCAGATCGTGCTCGAAAAGCTCGAACAGCTCAAAGGCGCACTGGACGGCGGGGAGGTGCAAAGTGAGTAAAGCCGTTTTACTGAGCATCCGGCCTGAATGGTGTAGCCGTATCTTTTCGGGCTGGAAAACGGTGGAAATCCGTAAGACAAGACCGGTCTCGTTGAAAGAGCCTTTTAAGTGCTACATATATTGCACGAAAGGAACGAAATTTTTCTGCTGGAAAGCAGTTGACCATTTATATTTCGACGATAGGTCTCATAATCTATTCGACCGCAGGGCTGACGGAATGGTTGTCGGCGAATTTATCTGCGATGACATCCGACGCATTGGCCCTGAATACTGTGTCGTCAAAGAAGATATCGAGTCTGCAATTTCTGGAAGCTTGCTCACAGTACCGCAAGTCAAAGACTATGCCGGATGGAAGTCCGGGATGAGTTATGCGGATTTGAAAGACTTGTATGGCTGGCATATCTCCGAACTGAAGATTTATGACAAGCCGCGCGAGCTGCGGCCGTTCACGGGCTTGCTAAACACGCGGTTTGGTGCGCGGCCTGTGGAAGCGCAGCGGCCGCCCCAGAGTTGGTGCTATGTGAGAGAGCTGGAGGAGGTACGCAATGAGCAAGAGGGAGAATAAACGCATCCGGCAGTTGGAACGCCGCCTTGCTGTGCTGGAGAAGCAGCAGACGACCGGCTGCGCCTGCCGCAGCAAGCAGGAAGTCACCGTAGAGCCGAAGGTGCAGGCCAAGCCGAAGACCATCCGCGAGAAGATCGCGGGCATTTTGACCGGCAAAAAGTAAAAGCCCCGGTGGGGCGGAAGAAATCAGGAGGCGGAAGCCAATGAACAAAGCAGAGGATATTCGGGCGATCATCGTAGAGGCCGTGCAGGCTGGTCGCGTATCAGCAGGGCACACCGCGAAGGATGCGTTCAAGGCGACCGAACGCCGTCTTTACGCCCTACCGACCCTACTCCAGAAGCAGGCCGAGGACAAGGACAAGCTGGAGGAGTTCTTGAAGTACGGGCCGAAGGAGCGCAGCAAGAGCATTACCCGTTTTATCAAGACCGGCGTGCGGCTGACCCCAGAGGAAATCTGGGAAGCGGTGCTGACTGATATGCAGGCCACGATCGCCGCGGACGAGCACGAGATCAATACGATGGAGCGGGCCCTGGAGGTCATTCAGGACGACGCCTATTATCAGACCGTCGTTGGGCGGTACATCGACAACCTTCCAGACGAGGACGTTGCAAAGCTCATTCCGTGCGACACCTCGACCGTCTGGAGGAACCGAAAACGGCTTGTACAGCGGCTTGCGGTGTGGCTCTACGGCGCGGACGCCCTCAGATAAGGGCGTGCAATTTGCCGGTGCAAAAATTGTGCAATGGACGGGTGCAATTTATCTGTGGTATACTCTTCCACAATGAAAGAGTGTAGACAGGCGGTTGGCTCCCTTCATTGCTGAAAAAATATGCACCATCTTTTCAAAAACCTATGACAGAACGTGCAAAAAAGTGGTATAATTATTACAGAAGCAATGTAAAGGAGATAACTAACCATGAAAAATATTTGCTTACTCGACCTGAACTACACCCTCGTTGGCAACCAGGCAGACACCCGGCTGCTTCGCCCCTTCACTCGCCGTATGGCCGCGGAGGAGTACCGCGCTGATCTGATCGAGGCTATCCGCGATGATTACGTTATCATCGTGACAGCCCGCCCGGACTACCAGATGCGGCAGACGATGGAGAACATCAAGAAGAAAACCGGCTGGCAGCCGGATGAATGGTACTTCAATGACATCAACGGTGAGCCGCCGGTGTTCAAGGAACGTGCCCTCAAAAACTGGATTTTCCCCAAGCATGGCGAACAGGACGGCCCGAAGGGAGCCCACTACTACGCCGTGGAGAGCAACCCTAAGACGCGGACGATGTACAAACGCTACGGTATCGAGGCTGCTCCCTACGATATGTTCATGAAGAAGCGTCTGACCCCGCAGCCGGTGATGGCTCAGGAGCCCGAATGCTTCCAACTGAAAATGTTCTGAATAGGCAACGAAAAGCGGAGTGCGAGAGCACCCCGCTTTTTTCATGCAAAATTTACAGAAAAGGAGTAAAGGCGTGGAAACGAAAATTGTTAAGCTGTCGGAGATCAAACCGGCCCCGTACAATCCCAGGGTTGAGCTGACGGCGAAAGATCAGGAGTACAAGGCCCTGGACGCGAGCATCGAAGAGCACGGCCTGGTTCTGCCTCTGATCGTGAACCTCCGGGACAACTGCCTGATCGGTGGACACCAGCGACTCAGTGTCCTGCTGGCGGAAGGCGAAACCGAAACCAATGCGGTGGTCGTGGACATGGACGAGGCCCAGGCAAAGGCCCTGTGCATCGCCCTGAACAAGCTGGACGGCGATTGGGACTACGGCAAGCTGGCAGAACTCCTCCAGGACTTGATCGAGGAGCAGGAGAACCTTGCATCTACCGGCTTTACGCAGAAGGACATCGACGAGCTCCTGGGCGAGATCGGCGACGAGCTGGACGGCGACGAGCCGGAGCTGAAGGACAAGAAGGAAGACGCCACAGACGGCATCAAGTGCCTGGTCGGTGAATTTTCCTTCAAGCTCACCGAGGTTGAGTTTGAAGACCTGATGGCGGACGTCCGCGAGAAGGTCGGCTTTACGCAGGAGCTTGTGTGCGAGGAGCTGAGAAGGAGGATGTTCGATGAAATTTAAGACCAAGTTCCGGGTTTTGAAGTTGAAGGACATTGTGCCTCCCCCGTACAACCCCCGCGAGGACATCGTGAAGGGCAGCGACGAGTACGAAGCCCTGCGCCGGAGCCTGGAGCAGCACGGCATGGTTGAGCCGCCTGTGGTGAACATCCACAATATGCGCTGCATCGGCGGCAACCAGAGAATCACCGTGCTGCGGGACATGGGCGTGGAAGAAGTGCTCTGCTCCATCATCGACCAGCCCGACGAGGAAAAGGAAAAGAAGCTGTGCCTGTCCCTGAACCGCATTGAAGGCCGCTGGGATAATGACGCCCTGGGCGATCTGCTGCGGGACGACGATGTGCTGGACTACGAAACCGGCTTTGATGCTGACGAGGTACGTCTGTACCGGCAGCTTGAAGATGTTCAGGAGCCGGACGTCGGAGAACAGGAAGAACCCGACGACCTGGAAGACCTGGAGGAAGAAGACACCGAAGAAGAGCCGGACGAGGAGCCGGATGCGGACGCTGACGACGTGCCCGCCCTGGGCTCCACCCTGGTGAGAGTCGGCCACCTCCATTTCAAGGTCGAAGTCGTCCGCTATAACCGCACCCTGGACGGCATCCGGGACAAAGGTATTTTCGACCGCGCAGAGATCGCGGAGGAGCTGAAACGGAGGCTGCTGCACAATGATTAAGCTGGTCCCTATCGACGCTGTGAAGGCGTCAGAGTATAACCCCCGCCGAAACGACGAAAAGCGTCTGGCCCTGGCGGAGCTGTCCCTGCGCAAGCTCGGCTTCCTGCTGCCCATCTACGCGGACGAGCACGGCGAAATTCTGAGCGGACACCAGCGGCAGCTCGTCGCCCGTCGCATGGGCTTCCCTGAAATCCCTGTGGAGTACGTCAGCGAAAAAGAGCTCGGCGAGCGGAAGGCAGTCAACGTCCTGTTCAACCGGGCCACAAACGACCTCCAGAAGCAAGACACCTGCGCGATCGTCAAGAAGCGTCTGTACGAAATGGACATCCAGGCCATGACGGAGGCCCTGCCCGACATCGAACCGGGCAGCCCGGAGTCCTATCCTTGCGTTTATGCGCTGCGCCGGGTGGACACCGTGAAGCTCGCAAAAGCGAACCACCGCAATTTCGACGCCCACACAAAGCAGCTCGCAAAATCCCTGGAGCGGAAGATCAGAGCCTTCATGCCGATCGTGATCGGTGAGGAGGGCAACGTCATAAACGGCATCGGTCGCCTCCAGACAGCAGCAGAGGCAAGCCGGAAGGTCGTTCCCTGCGTCCAGATCAAGAAGGAACAGGAAGCATTCGCGTCGGCAATGCTGAATCTGCTGTCTATGGATTTTGACATGGAGTCCAACTATGCAGATGATCTCCGCTTCAACAGCTTCATGCGGGAGCGGAACACAAGAGAAACCGACGCCGCGGGCAATGCAGCCCTGGGCGATGGATTTTTCAAGGGCGTTTTCCCGAAGAACAACGGGCGGGACTTCTGCATCCTGGACGGCGCGGCCCTGGAAACCTGGAAGCGGCATTATGGCTCCAGCGTCGTTGACTTCGGCGCGGGAAAGCTCAGCAACACCCGGACGCTCAGAAAGGCCGGCATCAATGTGTCCGCCTTCGAGCCGTATTTCGTGACGATGGGCGACAAAATCCATAAGGAAAAGAGTCTGGAGATCGCAAGCCGGTTCCTGGATGAAGTGGAGGCGGGCACGCCGTACAGCAGCGTGTTTATCTCCAGCGTGTTCAACAGCGTGCCCTTCATGACCGATCGGAAGCAGATCGCGGTGATCGCGGCGGCCCTGTGCTACCGGGACGGTATGGCGGTCTGCTGGTGCCAGAGCGATAAGGCCCCGCAGTTCGTGAACACAAAGAAGAAGTTCCTCACGGCTGAGAAGACCCTGACATTTGACCTGGACTATGAGCCCAACACCATTCTGGGCGACCTGGGCGAACATCCGAAGGTGCAGAAGGGCCACACCGAAGCGGAAATGCGGGAAATCTTCACCCCGTGCTTTGGAAAGATCGCCCGCCTGGAGCTCATAAGCAAATTCTGGTATCTGGAGGCGGAGAACCCGAAGGTTGACCCGGCGGCTCTGGCTGCTGCGCTTGACTTCGAGTTCGAGCTGCCGTACCCGGACGGCACCAAGATGGGCCTGTCCGCAAGAGCGCGTGAAGCGTTCGAGCACCGCCTGGGAATCAAACTCCCGCCGCCCGCGGAGAACAAGGAGGTAGCACCGTGAAAGATAATGTGAAACCCGGCGAAAAGTGGGAGTTCAACGACGAAGTGGCCCGCTGCTTCAAAAATATGCTGGAGCGCAGCATCCCGGACTACCAGTCCATGCGGGCCATCTCCTATGAGCTGGGTACGCGCTTCGTGCAGCCGGACACCCTGATCGTGGATGCAGGATGCAGCACCGGCATGGCCGTTGAACCGTTCGTGGAGAGGTTCAAGGACACCAACGACTTCCTGCTGATCGACAACTCCCCGGCGATGGCCGCGGCGAGCAAAGAGCGGTTCAGCAAGTACCCTGGCGTCGAAGTCCGGGCAGGGAATCTCTGGGAAAATTTACCATTGAAGGACGCGGCGAGCCTGGTACTCTCTGTGCTATCCCTCCAGTTTATGCCGACGGCATACCGGCAGACCATGATCTCGGCCATCTACGAAAGCCTCGCTCCCGGCGGGGCCTTCATTTTTGTGGAAAAGATCGTGAGCGAAAACATGGACGATCTCATGGTCGAGCTGTACTACGACATGAAGCGCAGGAACGGCTACTCGGAAGAGCAGATCATGGACAAGCGGCGCAGCCTGGAGAATGTGCTGTCGCCGCTGAAACCTGAGTGGAACGTCGATATGCTGCGGACTGCTGGCTTCGATAAGGTGGATATGTTTTGGCGTTGTCTGAACTTCTGCGGATGGATAGCCGTTAAGTAACGGCCCCGCCCACAAAAGGAGGGAGAACAAAATGCCGAAGCGTAGCGACGTAAAGCCGTGGGAGCGTCAGGAAGGCGAGAGCGCAAAGGCATTTGAGGCGTTCACGATCTACGCTGGATTGGGGGCAGACCGCAGCCTCCGGGCCGTTGCTCAGCAGTTGGGCAAGAGTAAAACGCTGATGGATAGGTGGAGCAGCACCTACGGTTGGGTAGCGCGTGCCGCTGAGTACGACGCCGACCTTCAACGGAAAGCCCACGCAGAGGCCGTCAAAAAGGCCAGAAAGATGAATGACCGCCATATAGGGATAGCTCTGAAAATGCAGGAGAAGGCTCTGGAGGCCCTTGCCAAGACGCCTGCCGAGAGCATCAACACCAAAGTGCTTGTCTCGATGCTCAGGGAAGCCACGAAGCTGGAGCGTGAGAGCCGCGCGGAGATCGTGAGAGAAACCGAGCACAAGATCGAGGCGGAGAACAAAGAGAGCACTCTGGTGGATGTCATTGCAGAGGCATGGGAGAGGAGACGTAACGGTGAAGGGTCTGACGAGTGACGCGATCTTATACTACATCGACAATCCGGTGGACTTCGTGGAGGACATCATCGGAGCAAAACCTGATGTCAACCAGAAGGCGATCTTGAACAGCCTCGCCAAATATCCCATGACTTCCGTTCGTTCCGGGCATGGTATCGGGAAGAGCGCGGTGGAGGCGTGGGCCGTGATCTGGTTCATCTGCACGCGGCCATATCCCAAAATCCCCTGTACCGCTCCCACGCAGCACCAGCTGTACGACATCCTCTGGGCAGAAATATCGAAGTGGCTCCGCAGCAACCCCGCCTTGCAGCGGGAGATCACCTGGACGCAAGAGCGCGTCTACATGAACGGAGCGAAGGAAGAATGGTTTGCGGTGGCCCGTACCGCGAACACCCCAGACGCCTTGCAGGGCTTCCATTCTGAGAGTATGCTGTTCATCATCGACGAGGCGAGCGGTGTCGATGATGAAGTCTTCGAGCCTGTTCTGGGTGCTCTGTCTACCGAGGGAGCGCGGCTGCTGATGTGCGGAAACCCCACGCAGCTGACCGGCTTTTTCTATGACAGCCACCACAAGAACCGAACTCAGTACCACACAATCCATGTTGACGACCGGGATAGCCCCCGTGTGTCGAAAGAGTACATCGAGCGCATCCGCACCATGTATGGTGAGGACTCCGATGTGTTCCGAGTCCGTGTTGCCGGTGATTTTCCGAAGCAGGAGAAGGATGTCTTCATCCCGCTGAGTATGATCGAAAAGAGCATGGCGACCGACTGGCAGGAACCGACGGAACAGCCGACTGTACACATCGGCTGCGACGTGGCCCGCTTCGGCGACGACAAGACGATCATTGGGTACAAGGTCAACGAGAAAGTTTTCTTCCATCAAAAGATCAGAGGCCAGGACACCGTGCGGACAGCGCACGAGATCGCTCTGCTGGGATGCTCCCTGGTGGACAAGTATCATCTCGAAACTGCGATACCCGTCAAGATCGACGACGGCGGCGTTGGCGGCGGCGTTACCGACCGCCTGCGCGAGATCAAGCGCGGCGACCCTGACCGCTTCTGGTGGCTGAGCGTTATTCCTGTGAAGTTCGGAGAGCGCATCCGCCACCGCTACTACTACGACACGACCACCTATATGATGTCGATCGTCAAGAAGCTGCTCCAGACGACCGACGACGAAGGGCGTGAGAAGCCCGTCGAGCTCATTCTGCCGGACGATGCAGACCTGGCAGCTCAGCTCTCAGGCCGTAAATACGGAATATCCGAGCAGAGCAAGCTCCGCATTGAGAGCAAAAAGGACGTCAAAGCACGCGGCCTGCCTTCACCCGATGAAGGCGACTGTGTGCTTTTACTCTGTCTGCCGGTCAAGCCGTCCAAGGCGAAGCCGCCTAAGAAGGCAGGAGGAAAGGAGTAAACCCCATTGGCAACGAACAAGAAACCGCGCCCCATGCAGGCGCGTATCATCAAGGCCAACGAGCCGACGCAGCCCCTCCAGCCCATCAAGAAGGCGGAGGGGCCTACTCAGGTATCAGAGCAGGAAGCCTTCAATGCAGGCGACTGGATAGAGCCGCCTGCTCCGCTGGCAGGCCTGCATGAGCTGGCCGCCGAGTCCACGATCTTGCCTCAGTGCATCCGAGCCTACAAGGACAACATTGCAGGCTTCGGCATCGGGGTGAAGTACATCGAGGACATCGAGGAAACCCCGGAGGCTGAGGACGAGTACAAGCGCATGGTCGAGATCATCGAGCTGCTGAACACCGATCAGGACACCAAAGAGGTTTTCGAGGACTTGATCGAGGCCCGCGAAACCTACGGCATCGCGTATCTGGAAGTCATTCGCAACCTGGACGGCGAGGTGCAGCAGATCGAGTTCCTGCACGACACGCCGTCCGTCAGGAAGACGGTTCCGCTGGAGCCCTACATCGACACGACCTATTACAACCACGGCGTTCCAATCGAGCGCAAGAAGAAGTTCCGCAAGTACCGGCAGCAGCTCGGCGGCAAGACCGTGTATTTCAAGGAGTTTGGAGATCCCCGCGTGATGGACAGGCGCAACGGTGTCTATGTTGAGTCGCCGGAGGACATAAAAGAACTCCCTGTCGATTACGAGGCCAACGAGATTCTGGAGTTCCCAATCGGCATCCAGCCTTACGGCGAGGTGCGCTGGACAGGCCAGATTCTCGGCATTGACGGCAGCCAGAGAGCGGAACGCCTGAACAACAATTATTTCATCAACGGCAGACACACGCCCTTGATGATTATGATTCAGGGCGGCACGCTCACAGAGGACAGCTACGAGAAGCTGACAAAGTACATGGACGACATCAAGGGCGAGGCCGGACAGCACGCCTTCATCGTCCTGGAAACGGAATCCTCCGACGGCAAGACAGACTTCGATCAGACCGAGAAACCGAAGATCGAGGTCAAAGACCTAGCCTCCATCTTGCAGAAGGACGAGCTGTTCCAAACCTATATGGACAACAACCGAAAGAAGGTTCAGTCGTCCTTCCTACTGCCGGACATCTATGTTGGCTACACTACGGACTTCAACCGCGCGACCGCTCAGACGGCGCAGGAAGTGACCGAGAAACAGGTTTTTCAGCCTGAGCGCAGGAGCCTCGCATGGGCGATCAACAACCGCCTGCTGAACGGCTATGCCTTCCGGTACGTCGAGGCGTTCTTCCAGGAGCCCAACATTTCCAACCCGGACGACATCTGCAAGATCATGACGGCGGCCACCGCAGCGGGAGGCCTGACGCCAAACAAGGCGAAGGAAATCCTGTACAAGTACCTGGGCGAAGCATCGGACGACTACGAAGAAGAGTGGGGCAACGTCCCGCTCGCCATCACGCAGTCCCAGAGCAGCGGCGGGTTTGACCTCGGCGGCCTGACAATGGCCCTCGAAGGGCAGATCAAGAAGGCGGAGGGCCGGGGCGACAACGATCAGGTCGTGGCCGTTATGAAGGAAGTCCGCGGCCTGCTGCTCGATCTCAAAGCGCAGCAGGAGGAGGACAAGCAGTGAAAACGCGTTTCATTATGAGGCCGTGCTACTGCGATCGGCTGGTGAAGGCGATCGACAACTACATCCAGAAGGCGGACAACGACCTGTCCGATCTGCTGGGAAAGGAAGGCTATGCGAAACCCAAGAAGACGCTCCAGTATGCGAAAGGTATCGAGGACGACGTGGCCGACATACTCACCGAGGAAACCGATTATTTCGTTCGGGAAGCTAAGGCGTCTGATAACCTCGATGATCTCCAGAAGCGGCTCCCGGAGATAGCTGCTGCGACGCCTGCCACCGGCAAGCTGAGTAAGGCGTTTTCCGCGCAGCTCTCGAAATTCCTCCCTGAGTATGCAGCCTATTACCTCAAAAAGACCGACAAGGGCTTGAAGCTCGACCGTGTATCAAAGAGGACAACCGCCTGGATTGAAACCTGGAGCGACGACCTGGCCGAGCTCATGAAGACCACGAGCACCGAGCACCTGGAGGCCATGCTGAAAAAAGAGATCGAGAACGGTGGCAACATATCGCAGCTCTGCGTCGATCTCATAAACTCCGGCATGGAAAAGGAAGGCAAAGGCGAATATTGGACATCGCATTACAGGGCCCGAAAGGTGGCTGTTACGGAGGTTCTTCGGGCCCACAGCGTAGCCCAGCACGAAGCCTATATGCAGTCCCCGGCGGTGGAGAGCAAGTCGTGGAGGCACACCGGCAACTACCGAAACGAGCCTCGACAGAATCACGTCGATATGGACGGTCAGGTCGTTCTCAAAGATCAGCCCTTCGAGCTGGTCGGCGCGGACGGCATGATCTATTACCCCATGTACCCGCGGGATACGAGCCTTCCCGCAGCCGAGAGCATCAACTGCCATTGCATCGAGCAGCCCGTTGTTGACATGGAGATTCTGGGCCTGCCTCTGGAGGAACGTCAAAAGCTCCAGCAGCAGGCGATCGACGAAATGGACGACGACTGGGAGGCCGAGCTCGATGCTCAGAACAAGGCGAAAGCCGGAATCGAGGATGATTAGAAATGATCGTTACCATTGACGAAGCCCGCGTAGGGCATCCCAGCATCAAGCTGGACGGCATGGAGCTGGCCGGTATGGTCAAGTCCTACACCCTGCGCCACGGCGTCGATGAAGCTCCCGTTCTGGAGCTGGAGCTTTTACCCGGCACCGATCTTGCCGAGGTTAAGGCCATTCTGGACAACCCGCTTGTGAACATTTCCGTTCCGGCGGTGATGGAGGAAACGACCGAAGACCCGGCAAAACCCAATACTTGATAAAGAGCAGCGGCGACGCTGCTTTTTATATTGCCTGAAACCCTGAAAGGAGGTGAACACATGACGAGAAAAGTAAAAAAGGCAAAGGAAATCACTGATGCAAGGATCTCTTTTGTGTCCCTGGTTGACAAGGCGGCGAACAAGCGGCAATTCCTGATCGTCAAGGACGAGGAAGGAAAAGCGGCCTTCACCACCTATGGCAAGATCATCAAGACGGACTCGGAGTCCCATTTTGTCACAGGCGTTGTGTACGAGCCTATGGTCGAGGACGCCCACGGCAATTACATGACCGCGGACGAGATCGCAAAGGCCGCGTACTGGTTTGCGAAGAATGGGAACCGCGTCGATCTCCAGCACAATTTCGTGTCTGCCGATGGCACCGCTGTCGTGGAGAGCTGGATTGCAAAATCTGACTCCAACATCGGCGGTGCCGACATCAAGGAGGGCACATGGCTGATGACCGTCGAGATCACAGACGACGATCTGTGGCAGTCCATCGAGAAGGGCGAGATCACCGGGCTGTCTATGGGCGGCCTCGGAGTCTTTTCTAAGGAGGATACAGAATTGAGCGAAGCATCCGTGAAGAAGTCCAAAGGCCGCGTTACCAAAGGCGCGGTCGCGGACAGTTACAAGCAGGCGAATATCAGTTCCAGCTTTTGGAACGCCTTCGACGCCCTGCGGAACAGCCTGTACAGCTACAACGGCTATACGGGCGTTTATACCTACCAGACCGACGAGAGCAAGATCAAAGAGGCCCTGGAGGACTTCAACAGCATCATCACCGAGCTGTTGACCGATGCTTCGCAGCCTCTCACCAAGTCGCTGTTTGACTGCAAGCCTACCCCGGAGGCCGGCCGCATTGAGAAGTCCGGGCGCACCCTGAGTGCGAAGAACCGGGCCGCCTTGCAGAACCTTTACGACGACCTGGGCACGTTCCTTGCAGACGCCGACGCTGAGAAGGATAAACCCGGCGGCGAAACCGGCACCGAGGAGGACAAGCAGCAGGACGGCGAGGAGAAGGGCAAGAAGGCCGACAATGGCACTGAGAAGCAGCCCGCGGAGAAGCCCGAAACCGACTCCGAGGCCGCCGGGACTGATGCCGCCGACGACACCGGCAAGAAGCCCGGTGACGACAATTCCGCAGAAACCACCAAGAAAACCAAGACCACTAAGGAGGGTAAAACCATGACTAAGAGCGAAGCTGAGAAGCTGGTGCAGGACGCTATTGCAAAGGCCCTGGGCCAGCAGACCGAGCAGACCGCCGCCGCCGTCACCAAGGCAGAGGACGAGGAGATCACCCCTGATTTTGTCCAGAAGGCCGTCGATGCTGCCATCAAAAAGGCCCTGGGCCAGCAGGAGCAGGAACAGAAGCAGGAGCAGCAGCTCACCAAGGCCGACCTGGAGGACTTCATTGAGGCTATCGTGAAGAAGTCCGTCGCTGAGGTGCGCGGCTCCCGCGCCAACCCCACCAACCTGAACGATGCATCCGGCACCGTTCAGAAGTCTGCCGGTCAGCACTATCTGCACGGCATCCTGTAAGAACAGAAGGAGGAAAAACCACATGGCACGTTCTATCGAGGACATCATTCGCAACGCCATCAACACCGGCGACTTTACGCCCAGTGCTGGCGCGGGCATCCTGAGCAACGAGCAGGCCCGCAAATTCATTCAGCAGACCTTCGAGGCCACTACCCTGGGCAACCTGGTTCGCCACGAAATGCGCACCGCCAAGGCTGGCGAGATCGACAAGATCGGCATCGCCTCCCGTATCCTGCGTGAGAAGACCGAGGACAACGACGACGGCTATCGTGCAGGCGTCAACACCAGCTCCATCAAGTACAGCTGCACCGACGTCCGCCTGCCCTGGGAGATCACCGAGGAAACGCTGCGTGAGAATATCGAGGGCCAGAACCTCGAAGCCATCATCACCAACCTTATGACCACCCAGCTCGGCATCGACCACATCGACCTGTGCCTGAACGGTGACGAAAAGTTTGCCGATGTCAAGCCGTTCAACACCAGCGACACCTTCAACAAGGGCGATCTGGTATCCACCGGCGGCAAGGTCTACGAGTTCACTGCACAGCACAGCGCAGGCGCGTGGACTGGCACTGATGCGAAGACTCTCTGCACCACCGGCGATGCAGACTTTCTCAAGGTCAACGACGGCTGGATTAAGCAGCTCACGAACAACGCTCATGTCGTCGATGCTTCCAGCGACACCGGCATGAACCTGGATATGTTCTACAACACGCTGCACGCAATGCCGAACAAATACAACAACGGCAAGTTGCGCTGGCTCATGAGCCCGCACCGTGCGCAGGAGTGGGAGCTGCATCTGCTGAAGCAGATCACCGAGAAGGGCGGCGCGGTGCCTGAGTCTGTCTATAACAGCCCCGCAAAGATTCCTGTTGTCGAGTGCCCGTCCCTCAGCGACGACTCCGTTCTGCTGACTGACCCCAAGAATCTGGTGGTCGTCAACACCTACGGCATGAAGATCAGAAAGACCACCGAAGGCAAGGAAGCCATCATGAAGGATAAGCGTTTCTACGTTATTCACTTCGACTTCGACCCCATCATCGAGGAAATGGACGCCGCGGCTATCATCAAGGGCATCAAGTAAGGCAGAAAGGCAGAGAGAAGTATGCTGTATCACATCAAGCTGAAAAAGGCGATGTCCTATACCGGCATCGTCAATGCAACCAGGGAAGAGCCGAACGTCTATACCCACGATAAGGACATTGCGACCGCTGCCGTGCGCAGCGGTTATTTTGATCTGATCGAGGTTGAGGAGGACGAAGCCAAGGCCGACTCCGCTCTGCTGACAGCGGCAGGCGAGGAGGCAGGGGATGGCTCCATTCCGGCGCACTTCGACAAGGACTATCTGGACAGCCTGTCCATTACAGACCTGAAAAAGCTGGCCGGTGATCTGGGCGTAGCCGTTACCAAGGGCATGAAGAAGGACGACCTTGTGGCCGCCATTACCGCAGAAACCGTCACCGTCCCGGCGGCGGATGATGCACAGCCCGACTTCGGGGAGGACTAAGCCATGCCGAAACGCCCCTGGATAACCCCGCAGCAGGTGCGTGATTACTCCGAAACCCCGGAAGTGCTCAAACGCAGCGACGCAAAGCTGAGCGTGGACATTTCCAGAGCGGAGCAGTACATCATCACCTACACCCATAACAAGGGCCTGGAGGAAATGGCAGAGCTGCCGGAGGGAGTGCGGACAGCCTGCATCCTGCTGGCCGAGGCCTACGCCCACAACGCCGCTCTGACCTCCTCCAAGGTGCTGAAATCCGAAACATTCGACGATTACAGCTACTCGGCAGATCACTCCGACATCGAAGTTACCGATCTCGATCTGGCCGCCCTGCTGGATGATTATGTCGTCACGGCAGCAAACGGAACTGTTACCATGCGTATGCGTGTACTGTGAGGAGGGCCCAGCATGGCGTTTGAAGACTACCTGAACGATCTGTGCGACATCTACCACGCACAGAAAGGCGACGAATCCCCCGGCTACGGCTTGACTGAGCAGCCTTCCTTCTCCTATCCAAAGGAGCCGGACGAGCTCTCTGTGGCCTGCCATTTCGCGGTTAAGAGCGAGAGCACATCCATTTCGCAGACCGCCCCGGCCAACATCAAAGAGTCTCGCATCAAGCTGGCCCTGCCCACCGGCACCGACGTGAGACTCAACGACAAGATCGTGGACAGGAAGAACGGCTGCGAGTACATCGCGGAGATTCCACACGACATCCACGGCCACCACCTCTTCGTCTATGTCGTGGCGAAGGGCACGCAGAGGTATCTCTGATGGCGACGGTTGATGTTGACGTCTCCGCATTTCGGGAGTTCTTTGCCCGCATAGGACAGGCCGCGTCCGGCGACTTTCGGCACGAAATGGAGCTCTTTCTGGAGGGCCTGGGTAACGAGTTCCTGAGAGTCCTCCAGGACGAGATCATCCGGCGGAAGGTCATGGACACCCGCCAACTGCTCGCGTCCTTCGAGAAAGGCTCCCAAGGGAACATCTGGGAGCTCACCGATGGCGATCTGACATTGGAAGTGGGCACCAATGTCGAATATGCGTCATACGTCAATGACGGCCACTGGACAAACCCGAAAGGCGTCAAATACCGCTTTGTCCCCGGCTACTGGCAGGGGGACGGGCGGTTTGTTTATGACCCGTCCGCGAAAGGCGGCATGGTCTTGAAGCAGCACTGGGTAGAGGGCAAGCACTACTGGGAGAGCGCATTGCGCATCCTGGACAAGATGCTTCCTGATCTGCTTGATGCAAAGCTCCAGGACTGGATGGACAGCTATTTTGAATGAGTTGAACTTTTCAAACCCGGAAAGTTGATTTCATTTTGTAAGCAGCTGATTTTGAAGGCTGTTCGGCAGAACGAAACACACAAAAAGGAGGAGTTCCATGCTTGAACAGGATTTAGCGAGCATCATGAGCTTTCTGACAATTCACAGTGGGAACCCTGCTCCGTACTACAAGAATGTGCCGGAGCAATTTTGCGTTCCGGCGGTGTACTTCCCGCGGCCTGAGATCGGCAGCGGCGGCGATACGTTCAGCACCTATGCTCTGGATTTTTCTCTGTTCGTAAAGTTTTTCCACAAGACGAAAGAGGAAGCCTACGAGCTGGGCTATGCAGCAATGAACGCGCTGCTGGAGCGTCGGAACAGAGTCCCTCTGATCGACGAAACCGGCAAGCCGACAGGAAAGTACATCCACATCCGCGACCCCACCCTGCGGGCCGTGGATGAAAGTGCGGTGCAGTTGGAGATCGGATGGACGGCCCGGAAGCCGTTCTTGATCGAGCCTGTGACAATGATGCAGACTTACGAGATCGAGGGCTGGCACGAGCCGGACATCTACATTACCCGGCGCATCGAAACGGCGTACAGCGCAGCCGTAAAGCTCTGCACTGTGAGCTATCCCCACCCTGATTTTGCAGGGCAGGAGCCGAAAGGCTCAAAGTAATACTGGAGGTATTATATGGCTACTAAAGCAAGCAATGAGCAGGCCGCGGTGAAATATCCGCTGGAGTCCCTGCGTAACAACTGCCGTGCGGTTTTCGGCGTTTCTCTCGTTACCTTCGCTGGTGCGACTGCCGATCTCCCGGATGGCGAGTACACCAAGGAAGAAATTCAGACCCGCATTGATGCGTGGTGTGTGAAGGAGGTTAAGTAAGATGGCTGGTGGCAAGTTTGATAAGCTGGCAGGCAAGGTGCGCCCTGGCACCTACCTGAACTTCGAGAGCACCCGCAGCGATACCGTGGGCACCAGCGAGCGCGGCACTACGATCATCCCGCTGCTGAAGCCCTCCTACGGCCCCGCCGGTTCCTACATCGAGCTGACGAACGCGGGCCCGGACGCTGCATACGCAAAGCTGGGTTACAGCGTCTACGACAGCGACCCCAACCGGCAGATGCTCCTCATTCGTGAGGCGTTCAAAAACGCCAGCAAAGTGCTGGTCTACATCCCGAAGGAAGGCACCAAGGCAACCGCAAAGAACGCATCCGCGCCGGTGCTGACCGCGACGGCAAAGTACGGCGGCACCCGCGGTAACGCGCTGACCGTCACCGTCTCCGCAAACCCGGTGGACGGTTTCGATGTCACCGTGAGTCTGGCGGGCAACACCGTGGCCTACTACGAGGGCCTGTCTACCGTGAATGATCTGATCGCGCAGGACTGCGAGTACGTCACCTTCACCGGCACCGGCGCGCTGGCCGCCGTTGCCGCGATGAACCTCGCCGGTGGCACTGATGCTGCGGCCCAGAACGCCGATATTACCGGCTTCATGGACACCTGGGAAAAGGTCAAGTTCAACACGGTGGCAATGCCTGTTACCGATAGCAGCTTGCAGGCGGCGGTCAAGACCAAGATCAAATACCTGCGCGAGAGCATGGGTCGCGGCGTGCAGGCTGTCGTCCCGGACTTCCCGGCAGACTACGAGGGCATCATTTCCGTTAAGAACGGCTATGCAATCGACGACGACAAACTTTCCGCAGCTGAGGCGACCGCATGGGTGGCTGGCGCGACCGCTGGCGCATCTTATGTGGAGTCCCTGACCTACAATGCGGTTGACGGCGCAACCGATCTGGTGGACGCTCTGACGCACGAGGAGTATGTGGACGCGATCAATAAGGGCCACTTCGTCTTCTCCATTTCTGAGGAGAACAAGGTCGTTGTTGAGTACGACATCAACTCCCTTACGAGCTTCAAACAGCCCAAGGATGAAACCTACCGGAAGAACCGCGTTATCCGCGTGTTTGACACCTTCGAGGAGGCCGTGCAGCTGAACTTCCCGCCCAACAAGTACGGGAATTACAGCGACGGTTGGGATACGATGGAGGGCGTCGGCAAGTCCATCCTGAAACAGTTCTCCGATGCTGGCGCGATCTCCGATGTGGATTACGACAACGACTTCCTCGTTGATCGTGACGCATCCTACGGCGACAAGACCTATTTCGACGCCAACCTGAAACCCATTGACAGTTCGGAGAAACTGTTCTTCACCACCCACACCCGCTGATGGGAGAAAGGAGCTAAAATATGGACTTCAATACTCGCCCGATCAATATCCGCATGGGCAAGATCATCATTGACGGCATCGAGGTCGCGGACTCCGTTTCTGCGACCGGCACCTTCACCCCGGACACCTGGAGCGGCAAGCAGCTCGGTGATTATTCCAACAGCACCCGCTGGCTGGGCTACAACATCACCGTGTCCCTGTCTGAGCACCGCTCTACGCCCTGGATTAAGGACATGATTAAGAAGTACCAGGCCACCCACAAGACCCCGGAGCTGACTATCCAGGGCATCATGAATGACCCGGACTCCGACTTTTTCGACAAGTACCAGAACGATGTTTGCACCTTTGTCGGTTGTGTGCCGACCGGCGCAATGCCCCTCACCGCTCTGGACAGCGGCGGCGACGTCGTTACCGACAACCTGACTTTTAACGCACGCGACTTCCTGTAAGGCCGCGCCAGTGGTGAAAAGGGGCTGTTTTCATCACTGAGATTCCGAATAAACCATCAAAGCCCGCTCTTTTGACCGCATCTGTGGAAAAGAGCGGGCTTTTCTTTTTATGGAGGATTTTACTATGGCAACCGAAAACAAGAGCCTGAAATACTTTATGCGTCCTGTTCAGCAGGAGATCATCACCTTTACCGGCCCGGAGTCCTTCAAGGACGACGACGGCAACCCCATCAACTTCGAGGCCAAGATCCTGACTCAGCAGGAGATCACCCAGATCAACGAAAACTACCGTCGCCGCAGCGTCGCCACCGACAAGAAGGGCAACCCCCTCGTGAACGGCGGCGAGGTCGTCTGGAAGACCGAGCGCGACAATGCCCGCGCCCTGCGCCATATCGTCGTGAAGTCCCTCCAGTACCCGAAGCTGGACGACCCGGAGCTGATGAAGTTCTACAACTGCGTGGACATCACCGATATGCCGCTGCTGGTGTTCAGCAAACCGGGCGATTATGATTACGTCGCTCGGAACGTCATGCAGATTCTCGGCATGATCGACGCCCCGGATGAAGACGATCTGAAAGCCGCAAAAAACTGATCTGCGCGGCGGGCTCGGACGGCTACTGGGCGCACACCCTATGGCAGCGACACGGGCTGCACCCGGAAGAGTACGACGCCATGCCGCGGAAGATGAAGCTCTTCTACATCGCATCTGAGCTTGTTGTTGATGATGAACGCAAGCAGGCGAAGATCGTAGCGGAGGCTCAAAGAAATATGAGGAGGTGAGGACTAAATGGCAAACTTGACCGCAAGATTTCAGCTCATCGACCAGATGAGCCAGAAGATGGCTGACATCGCCAACAGCGGCGAGTCCATGCTGAGCAAGTGGGAGTCTGCCGGTGATGCAGCAAGCGCGGCCCTGGACGGCATTTCGTCCTCGGCTTCCAATGTAGCTGCTGCCGCTGATGGCGTTGCTTCCTCGATCGGCAGCATCGAAGGGGCGGTCAGCGGCGCGGGCTCTGCGGCAGACGAGCTCGCGGAGTCCCTAGATCGGTACGGTGCGGCAGCAGACGATGCCGCGGAGAAGGCCGACTACTGGACGAACGCCGTCGGTGGCTATGACAAGGCGATGCTGGAGGCATCCTACTCCACCAAAGAGCTGGTGGACATGGGCCTGAAATCCACCGCTGCCCTGGACGATCTAAACGACATGATGGCCCTCTGCGAGAAGTCCTCCGACGAGCTGTCCAAGTCCGTGGAGGCCGCAGCCGGAATCCATGACGATCTGACTGCTGCCGTCAAGAAGACCGGCGATCAGCTCGAAGACCTCATGCAGAACGAAAAGGTTTCGGCTGAAACAAAAAAGGAACTGGAGGAGGCCAGCACCGCAGCAGCAGACGCCCTCAAAGAGCTTGCAAAAGCCCAGAGCGACGCCGATGCTGCGATGCAGAATTACCAGGCTGTTTTGTCGTCCGGCACGGAAGACCTCGACAAGCTGGAGGCTGCGGCTGAACAGGCAGGCCATGCAGCGGAGAGCCTGGCGGAAGCCAACGGTAAGGCCAGCGACGCAACCGACACGCTGTCTAAGGCCACCCAAAAGGCCAGCGACGAGGCCGAAGACGCCGGAAAGACTGGTGCTGATGCTGTCGAAACGATCGCTCAGGCCCTCGCTACGGCGGGCATCACGGCCACCATCAAGGAGATCACATCCTCGGTTTACGAGCTGACCGACAGTTACAGCAACGCCGAGAAGATCGTCGTCAACGCCACCGGTGCAACGGGCGATGCGTTGGACAGCCTGGGCGCGAGTATGCTGAAAGCCTACTCTGGCAACGATGACGCCCTTGACAGCGTGGCCGGTGCCGTCGGCGAGATCAACACCCGCCTGGGCTACACCGGCGATACGCTTTCTGAGGTTACGGGCCAGTTCCTAGACTTCGCGGACATTACCGGCCAGGATGTCGTTGGTTCCGTTCAGCTTGTTACCAAGGTGATGAACAAATGGAACGTGGACGCATCCAAGCTGCCGAATGTTCTCGACGATCTGGCCTATGCCGGACAAATTTCCGGCTTGTCCGTTACCACTCTGAGCAATACCCTGATTACGGGCGCATCGTCCTTGCAGGAGCTGGGCCTGTCGCTGGAGAACGCGATCGGACTGCTGGCTCAGATGGAGCTCTACGGCGTCGAGGGGACCTCTACAATCACCGCCATGCGCACTGCTGTCAAGAAGTTTGCTTCTGATGGCCTGGATGCACAGACGGCTTTGCAGAACACAATAACCGAGATCGCCAACATGAAGGACAGCTCCGAGGCGACCACGAAGGCCGTTGAGATTTTCGGCAGCAAAGTGGGCGTTGACTTTGCGCGGGCTATCCGCGACGGCGCAATCACGACCGACACCCTGACGGGATCTCTGGACGCTGCCGTGGGCACGCTGGAGAAAACCGCTGAGGCTGGCGAGAGTCTGAGCGAGAAGTGGGAGAAGTCCAACAACAAAATGAATGTTGCCTTCACTCAAGTTCTGGAGCCTGCTATCCATGATACGTCGGCTGAGCTGGCCGACCTCTGGGGACAGGTTGGGGACTTCCTCACTGAGCACCCGAACGTCGTGAAGGCCCTGACCGCGATCGGCACCGGCCTGGGCACGGTGGCCGTTGGCGTGGCCGGTCTGTCCGCGGCGATGTCTGCCGCAAAGGTGATTCAAGCCGGGTTCTTCGCTCCGCTAGTTCCGTATCTGCCGGTGCTGCTCGGCGTGGCGGCTGGCGTCACGGCGATAACTGCTGCCGTCACCATGCTGGGCAACAAGTACGAGGACACCTACAAGGAAACGCAGTCCATGACCGCCGTAACTGCTGAGCAGCAGAAAGAGCTGGAATCGCTGGAGGAACAGTACCAGATCGCCTGCGATACCTACGGCGACACGTCCGATCAGGCGTCCTCTTTGAAGTACCGCATCGACACCCTGTCTGAGTCTCTGAACAGCAACGGGCAGTCTGTCGGTGATCTCATTTCTGAGTGCGACAATCTGATCGACAAGCACAACTCCCTGATGGACGAGCTGGACAACAACACGGAGTCTGTGCATAAGAACGAGCTGGAAAACCTCGCGCTGATCGCCCGCCTGTCTGAGCTGGCAAGCTCTACCGGGGAGGCGGCAGGGAAGCAGCAGGAAATGCAGGCCATTCTCGACGAGCTGAACGGCAACATCGACGGCCTGAACATGACCTACGAAGACCTGACCGAAAACCAGGACAAGAGCCTCGCCTACATCAAGCAGATGGCTCAGGAACAGGCAAAGCAGGAAGCCTACAACGAGAAGTACCAGGAGTACGTCGATCTCATTAAGCAGCAGGCTCAGGAGCAGGGGGAGCTTGCAAAGGTTCAGGATGAAGTCACAGCCGCCCAGCAGCGGGCCAACGATGCGCAGAAGGTCTACCAGGACTACATCGCCGATCTCTACGCACAAGACCCGACCGGGATGTCTACGATCTCTGCACAGTGGTCGGAGCAGGCGGCCAACGCCGACGCTGCTGCTGATGCTTTGCAAGAGGTTCTGGACAAACAGGCCAAGTTGCAGGACGCCTACGACGAAACCGGCAAGAAGATCGAGGAGATCGAGGAAGGCTACACCACCGCTGCTGATGCTGCGAAGGCCGCCGCAGAGGAAGGCGCTACCTATGGCGAGGCCATTTCCCAGGCGTACAGCGATGTGCGCTCTGACGTGGAAAAGCTCTGTCAGGCATACGACGACGCATACCAGGCGGCAAAGGATAGCTTCGAGGGCCAGTTTGATCTCTTCGATCAGGCGTCCACGAAGTCGAGCGACTACCTGAACGCGAGCGTTTCCAACGCACAGGCAGCTCTCGACTCGCAGCTCAACTACTGGAACACCTACACCGCCAACATTGAAACGCTGAAAGCCACCTCCGCGGACGATCTGGGCATCACCGAGGAGAACTATAAGGCTCTGATGTCCTACGTCCAGGACGGCAGCGAACAGGCCGCTGGTCTTGCCGCAAGCATGGTCAAGTCGATCAACAGCGGCAACAAGGACGCTGTGGCAAAGCTGGCCGACACCCTGGCCGACGTCACCGCCAAGCAGGATGCGGCGGCTCAGGCAACCGCCGACTGGGTGACGGACTACGAGAACCAGCTCGACGGTTTCCAGAAGAAAATGGAAAGCACTGTGGATTCTCTCGACCTCTCCGACGAGGCAGGGAAGGCCGCGAAGGACACCATTGCCGAGTATGTCCAGAAGCTCAAAGACGGCAAGAAGGACGCCGTAGCCGCCGCAAAGGACGTGGCCGCATCTGTGGCTCTGGCCTTGCAGAACGGCTCTACGCCCCCTGTTACCACGTCTACCACAACGACCGTTCCCGGCCATGCTGGGGGCACGACGGACGCTGAAGATGTGTTCGTGGCCGGTGAGAACGGCCCGGAGCTGATCGTCGGCAAGCAGGGGAGTACCGTCTTCCCGACCGAGGAAACTGACAAGATCATCGACGCACTGAACAGCATCGAGCCTGCATCCAGCACTCCCACCGTGGTTGAGCCTGCATCCGAAACCACCTACAACAGCCTCGCGGACGATCATTCCGTTGTGGATAGCCACGATGTAGCGAATGAGTACGCAATCACCGACAGCCACGATACCACCAACACCTACGACAGCCACGATCTGACCGAAACCGATGCAAGCGTCTTGACAGATAGCCATGACGTCACCACCGTGGACAACAGCCAGAGCGCACAGACGGTGGACAGCCACGACGTCGCTTCGACCTACACCACGGAAAGCACCGTTGAGAATACGGTCAATCAGCAGGCTATTGACGAGAGGAAATTCGATCGGTTCTTGCAGGCCCTCACTGGCATCACCATCGACGCGCCGGAGCCTGCTCCTGGTGAATCTCTCTTCGATTCCGTGCTGGGCAAGGTTGTGGACATTGTGTCCGGCAAAAACTCCGACCTGAACGAGATCAACGCCGCCTACACCGGCCTGTCTGCAACCCCGCAGGAAGCCGCGACGACCTACGACCTCTCCGAGCTGGAGAAGGCCCTGATGGAGCAGCAGGCCGCGACGACCGCGCCGGAGGCACAACAGCCCGAAGCGTCCTCTGTCGCTACGCCTGCATCCAGCACTCCCACCGTGGTTGAGCCTGCACCGCTGAATGTTCAGCCGGACGCTCCAGCAGCGGCCCAGGAAGGCACAGACGCCACGAAAGAGATCACCAAGAAAATCATCCTGGAGATCGTCGGCAATGGCTCTGTGGTCATTTCTGGTGGCTCTGGCGGCGGTATGTCCGAGAAGGCTGTACTTGAACTGCTCACGAACAACATCAAGCCTGTTCTGATGGGCGTTATCAAGGATGAAATCTTCGAGGAGGGCCAACTGTCCTATGACTATTAACTACCAAATTTGGCTCACCTGGAACGCGGAGAAAGAGAAGATGCGGCTGCCCGTGCTGCCTGAGAAGTTCAACGTCAAGAACGGCAGCAACAACCGCTCTGTTGATCTCACCGGCCTGGGTGAAGTCACGATCATGCAGAGCCGTCCTGCTTTGCAGTTCAGTTTTTCCAGTTTCTTTCCGGCGCACGGCTTTCCGGGCATGAAGTCCCTGATCGCCGTTCCGCCGATTCTGTATGTCCGAATGATCGAGCGGTGGAAGAAGAGCCGCGTTCCGATACACTTCATCTGCACCGGAATGCATATCAACCTTTACTGCACGATCGAGAGCTTCAACTACCGTGAGGACGGCGGCGACGTCGGAACCTATCACTACGACATCACCCTGAAAGAGTATCAGGAGGTGTCGCTGAAAACGGTAACGATCGACTCGTCCCTGGTGGCTACCGTGCAGGACGCCGTGGCCCGTGTTGACAGCACGTCCACCCCGAAGACCTACACCGTCAAGAAGGGCGACTGCCTGTACAACATCGCAAAATCCCTCTACGGGGACGGCTCCAAATACTCCGGCATCTACGCTGCCAACAAGTCGCTGATCGGCAGCAATCCGAATCTCATTAAACCTGGACAGGTTTTGCAGATTCCGTAAGGAGGGCTGTGCATGGCGAAAATTCAGTTGCTCGTCGTCAAGAACAAGAAGACGATCGACATGACGAACCTTGTGCAGTCCGTCCGCTGGAGCGGTCGCAAGGGCAGCTCTGCCCGCACCATCACCGTGACGATGATCGACGACGACGGCTATCGTCACGCCCGCAGCGGCATCGACGTTGCGGATGGAAACCAGTGCGTTTTCCTGGTCGATGGCAAGGAACGGTTCAGAGGCATCCTCATGAACCAGAACCAGGGCGACAAGAAGCAGCTCAAATTCAAGGCATACGACAACGGCATCTACCTCGCCAACAACAAGGATACTTTTGTCTACAAGAACAAAACCGCCGATCAGGTATTCTCCGACGTGTGCTCCCGTTTTGGCATCCCCACAGGAGAGGTCGCAAAGTGTTCCTACAAAATCCCTGAGCTTACGAAGAGCAAGACCACCGGCCAGGACGCGGTGCTGGATGCCCTCGGTCTTGACTACAAGGCCACCGGCACCCGGCACTTTATCAGCAGCGACAAGGGTAAACTGAGCCTTCTCCAGCGGAAAGATCAGGTTATTTCCTTCGTTGTGGACGGTGACGCGAATCTGTACGGCTATTCCTACACGAAAAGCATTGAGTCCATCAAAACCCGCGTGAAGATGATCTCTAAAGAGGGAACCACCATCGCGGAGAAGAGCAATTCCGCTCTGGAGCAAAAGGTCGGCATCTTCCAGGAAATCCAGCAGCCGGACGAATCCCTCACGAAAGCCCAGGTCAAAGACCTGGTAGGAAGCGTTCTTGATACCCTGGACGACCCGGAGGAAACGCTGACGCTCAACATCCTGGGCGACCCGGACGTTATATCCGGCAAGGCGATTCTGGTAAAGATTCCGCATCTGGGCATAAGCCGTGCCTATTATGTGGACAGCGACGACCACACGTTTGAGGACAATATGCACACCATGAGCCTGACGCTGACAACGGCAGCAGAGATCAAGAAGGGAGGCTGATCTGAGTGGAGGCAAACAGCTTGAAAGAGCTTTTTCAGGGCTTGATACCGCCCGGAAGCGCAATCCTGCAAGGAACCGTCACGAAGGACGACCCGCTGGAGATCACCGCCGCCAATGACAGCAAGCTCGTGATCTCAGGTGAACAGCTGATCGTCCCCTGGCACCTCACCGACTACACCACCCATGCGGACTACACGATGGGTGACAAGGGCGAGCTTCGGGATGAAACCTACACCAAGACGGACGGCGGGCACCAGCACGTCGATAGTCGAGGCGGTTCTACAACCATCGTGAAGCACAAGCACTACGTTGAAAAGCTCAACGCCTACAAAATGACCTTGAAGGTCTACAACCATCTGCAAAAAGACGACCTGGTTTATCTGCTCTCCATCAACAATGGAAAGCTGTACTACGTCCTCGACCGAGTGGCGGGCCAGGTGGCCGGAAAGGACATCTGAAATGGCCGTTTTTATCCCAATCAATATCGCGGACGTCCAGGATGCGCAGGAAATGCCGTCCAGGACGTACCGTCTTGATCTTGACGCGGGGCGGATCGTCGGCTTCGTGGATAACCTCGAAGCGGTGCAGCAGGCTATCCGAAAGGCCATAATCACCCCGCGTTTTAAGTGCCTGATCTATGATAAGCAGTACGGCTCCGAGGTTGAAGACGCCGTTATTGCGAAGGACGCGAGCCGCGAGTATGCGCAATCCGTTATTGAGGGCTTCGTGAAAGACGCCCTCGCGCCGGATAGCCGCATCCTTGAATGCCACGACTTCGACATCTCGTTCGACAAAGATCAGGCGCAGATCGTGTTTACGGCTGACACTATCTATGGAGAAATCGAAGTGGAGGAGGTGATCTAATGTTTGAAAATATGACCTTCGAGAACATCCTGCAAGACGTCCTTGACAATGCGCCGGACGGCATCGACACCCGACAGGGCTCGATCTTCTATGATGCAGTTGCGGGCCCGTGCCTCAAAATTGCAAAGCTGTATACCGACATCGACATTGCAAGAAAGATGGCCTCGATCGCCACCGCGATCGGTGACGATCTGGACGACAAGGCGGACGAGTACGGCGTGACCCGTCATGCGGCGACCCCTGCGAAGTACAGGTTTTCGTTTGAAGGCACGACCCCAGAAACGGGCACGCGCTTCTATAACGATGGCCTGTACTTCCTGCTGCGCTACAACACGCTGGAGGGTGAGTATTACCTGGAGGCCGAAGTACCCGGAGAGAGCGGAAACGTGGTTTATGCCGGCACAGCCGCAATCCCTGTAAATGAGATCGAAGGGCTGAAAAATGCCAAGTTCGGCGAGATTTACGAGAACGGCACCGACCGCGAGAAGGACGAAAGCCTGCGCACCCGCGTTCGGGAAAAGATCGCGGGCCCTGCTGAGAACGGTAACAAACAGCATTACAAGACCTGGTGCGAGTCCATCGACGGCATCGGTCATGCTCGTATCTACCCGCTGTGGAACGGCCCGAACACCGTGAAGGCTGTCCTGATCGACTCCTCCGGGCGCGCCTGCTCCAGCGCAAAGATCGCGGAGGTGCAGAAGTACATCGACCCTGCCACCAACGGCTACACGGCCACGGTGGACGGCTACGCCTATACCGTCGGCGATGGCCTGGGCGAAGGCGTCGCCAACCTCGGTGCGCACTTCACCGCCGTGTCTGCCCGTGAGGTCAAGATCGACGTGTCGTTTACTGCCGATCTTGCCAGCGGCTTCACACCGCAGGAGGTGAGATCGCAGGCTCAGGATGCGATCGCGGCATACCTGAAAGACCTGACGCTGACGACGGCAGCAGCGGACGACGTGGTTATTCGTGCCGCCCGCATCGGCGCGATCATCATCGAGCTGGACAGTGTGCTCGATTACAAAGACCTGACGCTGAACGGGGGCACGGAAAACATCAAGCCCGGTGCTGACTTTATCCCTGTTGCCGGGGAGGTGACGGTCGCCACATGAAGAAATTCTACAACCGGCAGTTTGCCAGCAACTACGAGGAGCTGATCTCCTACTACCCGCGGTATTACCGCGAGGTGCGGGAAATGGTCGCCATTCTCAAAGCAAACGGAAGGCTGCTGGACGGCGCACAGGACGCGATCGAACAGGTCTACAACAACAACTTCATTGATTCTATGGATGAACCCACCATCCGGGAGCTTGAAGTTTTCCTCAGCATCAACCTGGACAAGACGCGCTCTCTGGACGAGCGGCGCAGGCTCGTAAAATCGTTTTTCGCGGGCTTTGGTCGTGTGTCGGCGACCCTGCTCAAAGAGATGATTCATGCCTATACCAATGCGGACGTGGATGTGAAATTCGAGCCGTTCGACGAGGCCCGGAACAATATGCTCTACATCTGCTTCGAGAGAGGCGACGAGCCGACGCTGTACATGAGCGACATTCTGGAGCTACTGTCCCGGAAGATTCCGGCTCACATCGCCTACACCCCGCTCGTCACCTACAAACGGGCTACGGTCGTCAAGTCCAGATGTACGCACTATGTCTTTGACTACGATCTCACCGGCACGAAGCCGGAGATCGCATCCAAGGGCGCGTACTACCGCTGGGATTCCGTCACCGAAAAAGAGCATCTGCCGGTCGTCGTGGACTACCATCAATCGTCCGATAACGACAACCCGGCGGGCATCGTCCCGGACGTTGCGACCATTGCGGCCGCTCTCCAGAAGGCGACGGTAACGAAAGCGATTCACGAGCCCCGCGTTATCGACTACCCGCAGGCAGCCGAGGAAGATGCACCAACAGGGCAGACGCCGGAAACGGCCACCCTGGGCAGCAGCGGCGCGCGGGCAACCGGCGTGGGCTATACGGTTACGGAGTGCGCGGAAACCTACCGCTTCTGCGGCCAGGGCTTCGCATCCCAGAGCTAAAAAGGAGGTATTTGCATGGCAGCATTTTGGAAGGAAACCTTCATGGACAAAATCCGCAACTACTGGCTGCGGCACGTCGTGAAGATTCAGTATTACGCTTCGGGCACCTGGTACGACGCCATGATTACGTCGAAAGAGATCGAGGGCAACACCTTGAAGGTCGTCTGCCAGACTCAGGACAGCGCGACGCTCACCGTCACCGCCGTTCGCATCATTGACTCCGACGGCGAGGTGGCTGGCCAGTCCAGCGAGAATATCGTCAAGAACAGCACGCAGGGCGTGATCTCCCTCTGGGAGTTCCCGGTGTACGAGATCGTATAACGGAAAGGAGGTGAAAGAATATGTTTGAGTTTTTGCTTTGGAAAGATCATGCAGTTTCCCCGTCCAACACCTACAAACTGACGAAGAATAACGATGATACCTACACCCTCACTCCCGTTGGCAAGGTCATTCAGCAGGGCACCAACATGAGCGCGGCCAACTTCAACCGTATGGAGGTCGGCTTACACGACGTCAACATCGCGGTGAAGATCGCGCAGATCATCATTCAGCGGCTCGGTCGCCGTGCTGACAAGCTGGAGAGCCGTGCAGACAGCCACGATACCAGCATTGCCAATATCAACACGCTGGATGGGCAGCAGAACAGCCGCCTCTCCACCCTGGAGCCGGAGGTGGCTGCTGAGGTCAAGGAGGTTACTCTGACCGCAGGCAACGACCCGTGGCCGTTCTGCGCGAAGGACACCGCCGTTGGTCTGTCCACCACCCGGAAGAACACCAATTACACCGTGGACGTCACCGTCAAGAGCTACACCGGCGGTCGTCTGGGCGATATTACGGTGAAGGACAAGCTGGCGAACGGTTTCAAGCTGCATCATGATGGCAGCGCAACGTCCGTCGTCGTTTCCGTCGTTATCAAAGGAGGTATGAAGTAATGAAGATCGTAGAGCTGAACGCGGGCCGTAAGATCGACTACGAGCTGCGCGGCACCAAGCTGGATTTTGCAGATTCCACCCTGGTGATGAACCTTGCAAAGTACCAGAAGGACGATACCGTCACGGCCACCATCACTGCCAACGCGCAGGGCAACCTCGCTGTTGACTCTGACAATGGTAAGTATTACGTCGCTCAGGTGGAAATCCCTGGTACGGAGTATGAAGAGGTCGAGGTGGAGGGCCCTGCGGAGTCTGACACCATGACCACGGCAGAGCAGGAAACCGATGCTCAGGCCGAGGGAGCCGAAACCGCCGAGCCTCAGACCCACATTGAGCGCAAAGCAAAGCCTCTCGACACCGACAAGGTGATCTTGCGCCTGTGGAGTATCGAAGACTTCGAGAGCATTTTGTAAGGAGGATTGAATCATGGCAAACAACTTTGACGCTGCCGCTTTCGCGGTTAAGTGCGCTTTCCCTGACAACAAACTGATTATGGACGACACCGATCAGCCGTCCCTGCACGTCTGGATTCCGGCTTTCCGCCTCTGTGACGTGCTGTCTACCGAAAGCACCGACATCCACCCGGCCTTCCGCATCAATGGCAAGCAGATCGCGGGTTTCTGGATGGGCAAGTACCAGAGCAAGGTGTACAATGGCCGCTCTTACAGCCTGCCCGCGGAAGACCCTACCGTCAGCCGCAACTACGATTCCTTCGCCGCCTCTTGCGTCGCCAAGGGCAAGGGTTGGCACGAAGTCACCATTGCAGAGTGGGCGGCGATCGCGCTTTGGTGCCACAAGCACGGCTGCGAGCCCAAGGGCAACAACAACTACGGCAAAGACACCACGGAGACGGAATACGTCGGTATCCCGGCACCCGGCGTACAGGATAGCGGCAAGACCGCCCGTATCCTGACCGGCACCGGCCCGGTCACTTACAGCCACAACGGTAAGATGTCTGGCGTGTTCGACATGAACGGCAATATCTGGGAGTGGCTGCTCGGACTGCGCCTGTACAAGGGCGAGCTCCAGATCATCATGGACAACAACGCTGCCGACAACAGCGTGTCCTATGCAGCATCCGGCAGCGCATGGAAAGCAATCAAGGCCAGCGATGGCAGCCTGATCGCCCCGGACGGCAACGGCACCACCGAGGGCAGCATCAAACTGAACGTCGTGGGCGGCAAGGCGGTATGGGATACCACCATTGCAGACCAGAAGGATGAAGGCCGCGGCTGTTCCTTCAAGGACATCACCGCAGGCTCCGCTGTTGGCGACGCTGCAAAACTGCTGCTCATGTCCCTGGCTCTCATGCCGGACACCGCTCTGACCGGCGACGGTATCGACGCAAACTACGGCGGCGATTACTTCTACTTCAACAACGGCGCAGAGGAGCGGTGCCCGATCGGGGGCGGCCACTGGTACCACGGCACGGGCGCCGGTCTGTTCTGTCTGCACCTCGGCAACCCTCGCTCCGGCGTCAACTGGAACATCGGGGGCCGTTGCGCTTTTGCAGAGCTGCCCGCTGAATCCTGAATCGCTGACGGCCTGCGCGGGAGCGCGGGCCAAAAGCAAATAACCCAAAGGCGCGGTGGGCCAGAGGGCCGCCGCGCTGAACTTTATTGGAGGTGTTGACTGTGCCAAAGGAAGCCGAAGTGCCGCCCCAGCAGGGGCGGCCCGAAGAAGGCGACGGTAAAGCCTATGAGCCGTTCCATCTGCGCGAGAAGATCGAAGAAATGGTTCTCTATGCTTGGGAGCCTGTCACACAATTCCCACGAAAAGACCGGGCGTTGTCCGACAAACTCAAAGAGCTTATGTGCGATCTCTGCGATCTCTCTATCCAGATTGACAACCGGCACATGAGGAAAACGACCGCAAATAATCTGGACGACAAGCTCGACTCGTTGCGTTTCTTTGTGCGGCTGGCGGCAAACAAAAAGTTACACGGGGGCAAATACCCGCCACCGCTCACTGTACACCAATACGAAGTCTGGGCGAGATATAACGACGAAATCGGCAAACTTTTGGGTGGCTACTTGAAGACACTGAAATGATCTGCCGATTTTATATTTGGGGATGGACTAAATTATAGCGGTGCCCGATCAGGGGCGGCAACTGGAACAACGGCACGAACGCCGGTCTGTTCTATCTGAACCTCAACAACCCTCGCTCCAACGTCAACTGGAACATCGGGGGCCGTTGCGCTTTACACCTACTAGCACGTTATGTGCGGCGGGACACCACGCCGGATAAGAGGGCCACAATCTACGGGCTGCGGTCGGTTGCGTGGGTCTAAAGGAGTTCATTTCCATTCCAGGTAGACAGCCTGGAAAAACTGTGAATTGCTGCGAAGGCGGTAACGTCACGCGCAGCGCAAGGGAAGATGTCGCAAAACATAAAAACGATCAATAATGCGTGGGCGGTCATAACTGAGTTTTCGTACTTGATGGAGGCCGACCACAATGCCCGTAAAGGCAAGCGGTACAGGGCCGAAGTGCTGGCCTTTACCGCTGAGCTTGAGCGGAACATTTTCGAGATTCAGGCGGCGATGCTGGGCGGAACCTATGTGCTGGGGCCATATCGGAAGCTCTGGGTTTACGTTCCGAAGAAACGGCTCGTGATGGCCTTGAAATATTCCGATCGGATAGTGCAGTGGAGTCTATACCAATATCTGAACCCGATCTACGATCGGCTGTTCATCGAGGATAGCTACGCCTGCCGAAAGGGAAAGGGCAGTCACAAAGCGGCGGAACGCCTGCAATATTGGGTTCGTCAGGTCAGCAGGAAACCGGGCGACTGGTATTATTTGAAGCTGGACATTTCAAAGTTTTTCTATCGCGTGAACCACGAGAAACTTTTGAAGATCCTCTCGAAGCGTATCAAAGACCCGCAGTTGATGGCTTTCCTGGAGAAAGTCGTAAATAGCCGTGCTCAGGCGTTTGGTCTGCCGCGAGGCAAGGCCCCGCAGGACACGCCGCCGGCTGAATGGCTCTACGATGTCGGTATGCCGATCGGCAACTTGACGTCGCAACTGTTCGCCAACATTTACCTAAATGAACTCGATCAATTTGCAAAGCACGTTCTGCACATCCATTACTACGTCAGGTACATGGACGACATCATCATCCTGGCACCTGACAAGGAAACCCTGCACCGCTGGAAAGCGGAGATCGAAGCATTTTTACACGAAGAACTCGAACTTGATCTGAACAGCAAAACGTGCATCCGGCCTGTGAGGATGGGCATTGAATTTGTGGGCGTCCGTATCTGGGCCACCCACATGAAGCTGCGTAAATCCACCGTGGGCCGCCTGAAACGCGAAGTCCGACAGATCACCGAACTGTATGCCACCGGGCAAATGAGCAAGGAAGATTTTGACCGCCGTGTTGCCAGCATCAAAGGCTTGCTGGAGCACACCGAGAGCGCGAGCCTGCGCGGGCGGCTGAATTTGATCTATTTCGACACGATGAAGAAGTGCGGGAAGCTCATTGAGCCGGACATCGAAATCTGGAAGGGGAAACATGGAGCACAAAAACTGGCCTGAGCTCTGCGAAAGCCTGCTGGATAGGCTGGAGGCAAAGGGCGAGAGCACCACCACCGAACGGGCCGAGTTCGGCGTGTTGATGGTGGATTGCTGCATGAGAGGCTGTGGCGCAGACCTGCGGCCTGAATCCAAACAGAAGGGAGGTGATACGGAATGAGCCTGAAAGCCATCTGGGAAGCGTGGGGACCTGTCATGGTCACGCCTGCTGTCATCATCCTGCTGTCCCTTGTCGAGATCTCGCCTATCAAGATCAACCCATGGTCGGCTATTATTGGATTTTTAAGCAAAAACCTAAACGCCGATGTAACGCGGCGTCTTGATGCTATGCAGCAGCGGTTGGAGGAAATGCAAAAGAAGCTGGACGAACACGTTGTTACCGATGATGACCGAGAAGCTAGATCGTGGAGAACACAAATTTTGCGTTTCAATGATGAACTGATACACGGGGTTCGGCACACAAAAGAGCACTTTGACGAAATGCTCGACATCGTGCATGACTATGAGGGCTACTGCCAAAAGCACAAGAATTTCCCGAATGGAAAGTGCGTCCATGCCATTGACAACATCAACCGCGTGTACGACGAGCTGCTGGAAAGCCATGACTTTTTATGACCCATAGCAGAGAGGAGTGATTTTGTATGAGCATTGTAACCTATAAGCGCGGGGACAAAACCGCGCTGACGAAGAATTTTACCAGGGATGAATTTGAATGCCAGTGCAAGAAGTGCGACGCCCAGATGATCGATCAGGAGCTTGTTGATAAGCTCCAGCGCATCCGGGATGTGCTGGGCGTCAAGTTGAAGGTCACGTCCGGGTATCGCTGCATCACGCACAACGCCAAGGTACACGGCAGCTCGCACAGCAAGCACCTCTATGGGTTTGCTGCCGACTGGCGCACCCTCGATCGAGTCGTGAACCCGGTCGCGCTGGGCATCATCGCGCAGGCGGTGGGCTTCGGCGGCATCGGCATCTACTGGCATTCCGAGGCTGCTATGTGCCACGCGGACACCCGCGCAGGCAAGGCGACCTGGCTCTGCACCTCTCCGGGTGTCTATCCCTCGACGACGTACAATAGCTTCATCCTGCCCACCATCCGGCAGGGGAGCGTCGGCGCAGCGAACAGATCGGCGATCATCCTGCTGCAAAAGCTGCTCAAAATCAAAGTGGATGGAAACTTCGGGCCTGCCACCACGCAGGCCCTTTTGTCTGCCCAGAAGCAGAACGGGCTTGTTGCAGATGGCATCTGCGGCCCCGCTTCCTGGAAAAAACTGTCGGGTGCGGATAAGTACCTGACAAAACTGTGATTTGAGAGGAGAACGATTATGAACAACATTCTGCGTGAAATCTTTTGGGCCGTCCTGATGGTCTGCCTGCCCATTGCAACTGCCTGTGTGAAGAAGGCCGCGGCCTCGATCGGCGCATCTGCTGAGGAGAACGCCAAAAGCGAAGTGACCCGCCGCCTCGTCCAGGAGATCGCAAACGCGGTGGCCGACGCCGTGGCAGCCATGAACCAGTCCTATGTTGACGATCTGAAAAAGGCCGGCACGTTCAAAGAGGAGGAGCAGGCCCAGGCGTTGAGCCGTGCGATCTCGGTAGCAATTAAGAGCCTGAGCAAAGATGCTCTGGACTACATCAAGGAGATCAGCAGCGGCGATACCGTGGGCTACCTGACGACCCGCATCCAGGCCCAGATCAGCCGCAACAAGGGCGTCAGCAAGTAATGTCTGCGTGACGCCACGAAAACATGAAGGAGCTTCGATATGACGGATGAAGAAGTCGCCCGTGAGGTAGCAATCCGTGGATAACCATTTTCGTGGCGCAACGAAAATGGTCTGCTGCTGGAAAACGCGCGGTGCGCGTTATTCGCGCGATTTACAAAAATTCAGCGAAAAAGTCAGCGTAAACCGCGAATAAGCAAAAATAAACAAGGCCCTCCCTGATCGCAATGGTCGGGGAGGGCCTTGTTTTGTTTTCCACATTTTGCGCATAGTTTTCAACTGTTGACTTGGAATTTGAGTGCTGAAAGCAAAAACCGGCGGGCCGTTGAAAGCCTGCCGGTCTGATCTCATTTGCGCTTTTTCTCACCGATGGTTTTTGCTATGTCGTTCCGCTTCTCCAAAATTTTGTCGTACCGATCGTGGTCGATGCTGTCAAACGTGATCTCGTGGGACAGCAGAACCAGATCGGAGGAAACGGAGTAGTCTGCACTGTGGGTGGGCTTTGATGCGTCCTCAGAGTCCACATACTCCATCTTCTCTTTGAGCTCGTCCAGCCTGTCCAGAGCGTCGTGTGCCGACTGGTTGTTGTCCAGGTAGTCGTCCGCGGCTTCGATCGCGCTCTTGCCAACGGAAACGGCTTGACCGCTGCATTTCGTCTTTTTGCCGCACGAGCACAGCAGCAAGCAGACTGTCAAAAGCACAGCAAGCGTGGAAAGAAATTTTTTCATGATTGAACCTCCTGTTTTTGATGGGCTTTTTGCCCTTGCCTCAGTATACCGCACAAAATGGAGCATTGCAATGTAAATCGCTTCCCGCTTGACAGCCGCTTCCTGCTGCGGTAAAATGAAATGCAGGAAACGCTCTCTTGGACAAAGAGGCCCCGACGTCCGAAACCTTACGCTGAGCGCAGGGCCTCGACGCTGGGGCCTCTTTTTTGGGCTGTGGCATTCACATGGCATTACGGCACCCGCTAAAGAGGGAGAACAGGAAGAATACGAGGAAATAACGACGTGAAACCGTACCTCAAAAACACCAAAAAGAGCAGGAAATGCCCTGCTTCAATCGAGCTTGAGTAATCTGCAAACCCTGAAAAGTATTGATACAATGCGATATTTTGAGAGTCAAAAGGCTCTGTGATACTGCTTTGATACTATCAGGCGATTATTCACAAAGAGAGACATGAGAATGCCCTCTGAGAAACGGTAAGTTTTTCAGAGGGCATTTTTGTGTCTTTTATTCTTTGCGCCACTTTTTCTTCGGCTCGTAGCGTCCGCAGCCGTCGGCGGTCTGGGGCCAGTTGAGTTTCCATTCCAGATACTCTTCCTTGGTGATCTCGCCATCCCGGAGTTGTTTCTTGCGGAGCTGCCACTCCTTTAAGAACTCGTCCAGCAGGCGATACCGGAAGCTGACTGCCATGTGCTTTTCCGGGAAATCCGGGTCAGTGGTGTCTGTGACCTCATAGAGCCGGGTGCCGGGGTAGTGCTCGTCCAGCTCGAACAGGGTGTACATCACATCCTCTGCGGCGTACAGGGTCGGCTCATAGAGGGAACGGTAGTTCACATCCAGTACCTCCGCAATCTTGCGGAGCAGCTCTTCCTTGGGAGTGCGGGTGTTGCTTTCGTATTGTGCGATACGGATGTCTGCGCTCTTCTCCTCAAACCCGATGGCGATGCCCAGTTCTTTCTGGGTCATGCCTCGGAAGTTGCGGGCACGTTTGATGCGGTCACCGACTGCCATGCGATTGCCTCCTGACTTAAACATATTTGTTGAACCTAGTATAGCACAGAAAAATAGGAGGTGCAATAGAAAATA